TTATACATTGGTATTTTCTGTTAGTAAAGTAATATCATATGCGACATAAGAGGTAGAATTGCTACAATTACACTTCAAACCCGTTCTGGTTGACGGAAACATGAAAATCTATAGTATCCTAGTCCAAGCGCTGCGAGTATGTTGCACTTCTCAGTCGACTTCGATTTGTTGATATTATTCCTTACAACCGGCTATGCATCAAATCTGATAAACCCAGCATTTTTAATATTTCTATACAAGACCTATATTATACATTCTTGGTGCTTGCTTTAGATGTATATTGATTTTTATACAATGTTCATGTTGAAAATCGTCACAATTTGTATTATAATATATTATAATTATATTAAAAATACTAGGTGGGGATGTCATGAATATTTTTAAAAAACATAAAGATTATGCTGACACATTCAATAGTTATGTGAACCTAATAAAAAATACTTCTTTTGTGCTCAGTGCTATACTGCTTATATGGAACAAACTAGCTGAAAAGCTTAAAGGCATCAAAGGTTTTTCAGATTTTTTAGATAACAATAGTAATCTTATAGCAAAAGCATTAAACTTCTTAACCAATATAAACTCATGGATAATCGGAATATTTATTGTATCCTTGGGCATAATAATATATAAATTTATACGAAATTGTATAAAATCTCAAAGCGCATCTTTTCAAGCACAACGGGACTTATCATTTTTTATTCATACACAATTTGTACATGATGTTAGGTGTAAGATTGTTGAACTTGAAAACATATCACAATACCTTGAAAAATATAAGCATGACCCTAAAAAAATAGAAGATAATTTTAAAAAAGAGTGGGATGTCCTAAAAAACAATGTTGGAAATTATGTGAATGTTTTATCCGAATATCTATCCGCTTATCGTAATGATACTATTTCTGTATGCGTTAAAACATTTGCAAAAAGATTACGCCATAGAACCGAATTCATGAATGAGCGTATTATAACAATAGCAAGGTCTTCCAATACAAGAAAGGAACGACAAACTTCAGATAATACCATCGTAAAAAATAACACCGATTTTTATAATCTTTGCAATGGACAGAGTGTATTTTTCGGATGTTCAAATTTATCTGAAAAAGAAACCGCCGGACAATATAGCAATGATTCCACAAATTGGACAAAAAAATGTTACGATAGTACCTTAGTAGCACCAATAAGATATAATACAAAGGACAGTCAAAATTCTAACAACAATATTAAACCAGACATACTTGGCTTTTTATGTATAGATAGCACCCATATTATAGAAGAGTGGGAAAGCCAGGATTCTTTCGAACTTCAAACACTTGCGATTTTCGCAGACATCCTTTATATTTATATTAAAGAGTTTTATGAATGTTATGAGAGAATCGGTTATATAAAATAATAAATATCTAGGAGGGTAAAATGAAATTTTTAGAATTTATGAAAAAAGACTGGTCAGATTACTTTTTAAAAACAATCTCATTAAAAATGTATGAAAAAGAACAAGCAGAAAAACGTAAAAAGATTTCATGCGAAAAAAACAGGATTACCAGAAATAATCGAATAATAGTAAAAGTTAATGAAGAGACTATATACGACAGTAAAGACAAATCGAAAGAATTGTCGGATGAATTATATTTTGCACTACTCTCCTACGGTTTAAAAGAAAGCATTAGAAACAAACCAAACAAAAAAACACCTATCAAATACAATATTACCCCTAAAATCACATCTGCGCCCACCTTTACAAATATAAATATCCGTGAGGCTATCAGTGGTGGCGCTATGCAAGAATTGGCTTAATTCAGAATGAGCTTTTCCAAAGATTTAAGGACTACGGAAAATTGTCGTAGTCCTTTTTGTGTTGTAAATGGGACTAATATGAAGAACGTTTCTCCGGCAGGAGTAACAGGGCTGCAGTCTTCCTCCTATGCGGGCTGAAAATGTGGTATTTCCCGGTTGTTAAGAACTTTCCAACATAGATTAAGAAAACTTGTACGGGCTGCCCGGAGCGGTATAGGTTCGTTTACATTCCAGCAGTTCGTGTCGGATTCTGAAATATTCATGCATTTCAGTGTAAAAATTAAAAGAAAAATCATTGATATTTACATGAATATATGCTATGTTATAGTCATCATTTTCACGGAGGGCGGATTGATGTATAGAAAAATTATGGGATTCTTGGAAGCGTGGAAAGAAAGCGAGCGCCGCAAGCCCCTTATTTTGCAGGGAGCGAGGCAGGTTGGCAAGACCTATTCCATTCTGGAGTTTGGGCGCACCCATTATGAAAATGTGGCGTATTTCAACTTTGAAACCAATCCCAAGCTGAATGAAACCTTTGAGGAAAACATCAGCCCGGATTATTTGATACCGATTTTATCCCATATCGCAGGACAGACGATTGTCAGGGGAAAGACGCTGATTGTCTTTGATGAGGTACAGCTTTGTGAAAGGGCGTTGACTTCGTTGAAATATTTTTGTGAGGATGCTCCCGAGTATCACATTATCGTGGCGGGCAGTCTGCTCGGCGTGGCGGTGAATAGGGCAAGATTCTCTTTCCCTGTCGGAAAGGTGGATATGAAAACCCTGTACCCGATGGACATGGAGGAATTCATGCTTGCAATGGGCGAGGACGCCCTTGTGGAGCAGATTAAAAAGTGCTTTGCTGCCGACACGCCGCTGCCCTCAGCGCTCCATGATGCGGCGATGCAGCTTTACCGCCAGTACCTCATTGTGGGCGGTATGCCAGAGTGTGTAACACAGTTTGCCGAAACAAAGGACTATATCCTCGTCCGCCACACGCAGGACACTATCCTTGCAAGCTACCTCAACGATATGAGCAAGTATAATAATTTGAATGAAATCAAAAAGACAAGGTTTACCTACGATAACATTACCGTGCAGCTTTCAAAGAAAAACACCCGCTTTCAGTATAAGCTGATTAAAAAAGGCGGGCGGGCTTCGGAGTTTGAAAATGCCATTGAATGGCTCTGCCTGTCGGGTATCGTGTCGCAGGTCTACAAGGTGGAGCAGATTAAAAAGCCCCTTGAAAATTATCGCGACATTGATGCGTTCAAGATTTATGTATCAGACTTGGGGCTGCTTTGTGCCAAGAAAGACTTAGCTGCAAACGACATCCTCTATATGGTGGAGGAGCTGAACGACTTTAAAGGGGGCATGGCGGAAAACTATGTGAATGTGCAGCTTACCATAGGAGGATATAACACCTACTATTGGCAGTCCGAGCGTGGAGCTGAAATTGATTTTGTCATTCAGCGTGAGGGCAAACTTATCCCGATTGAGGTCAAATCCGCTGACAACACCAGAGCCAAAAGCTTAAAGGTCTATATGGAATCCTACAAACCTGATTATGCCATCAAGCTCTCTGCAAAAAATTTTGGCTTTGAGGACGGGAAAAAGACAGTTCCTCTTTATGCCGCGTTTTGTATCTGACCCAGGAACTGGGAATGTAACGCTCGCTTGGTATAGCGGGCGTTATTTATTTTTATTCGGACATGCAGTACCTCTGCTTTAGCCGTGGGGAGCATCAAAGGGAATGGCAGTTTGCAGGAAAGGCAAGGCTGGAATCCGTAAATATGACGAAGGGATGGTGATATAATTACAAATTACATAGTATTATTGCACGAAATGATGTATAATTACGCTAGAAAGGAGCGGTGAATATGAGTTTAGAAAACAAAGTATTAAACACAGATTTTATGTCAACAGAAGAGGCGGAGGTTTTTGCACGCACTGTAGATGAACAGGTGCAGAAAGCTCCAGATGCAGTTCCAGAGCGTGTCCGTGAGGTTTTGTACGCATACAACTTACTCCGGGCACTGGCGGGCGGCAAAGAAGCAAAGGTGTCCTATGAGCTTTTCAGCCCGTCTAGCAGCCTGGGCGTAGTAAGCGTAGTAGGCAGCAGGCTTTCGTTCGGGAAGCCAGAGCTGTTTATGAGGGCGGTGAACTTAGCAACAAACTTCGAGGTATACCCGAAGACGGATGGAACGGTACAGATGAACTTTACGTTCCACGGCCTGAAAAATAAGGAACAGGGAGGTGAGCAGTAATGAAGGTTAAGACGTTTGATGTGGCATCATCTGTAATTGAGGAAGCGAACAAAAGATTTTCTGCTCTGTGGCAGCCAGACGGAGAAAAGTATAAAATCTTCGAGGAATATTGCGGTGCGATAGACGGGCTTATCGAGGAGTTCGGTGGGGAGTCCGTGGAGGTCGAAGTGGATGAAACCAATATGGGAATCCGTATCCAGATAGAGGTTTCGGATATGACAATTGAATCTCCGCAGCACAAGTATTTTGCGCTCGCACAGCGTGCGGTTTCGTTTGGCTTTGCTGCAACTGAAAGCGGTGCGATGGCGGTGGAGTTTGTGTTCCCAAGCATTTGGGAAAGAAAAGCATAGCAGGGGTACTGTGTGAATAGGCAGAGGCGCGCACTTTTGCATAATGCTGCAGGTCTTCTGCGGGAAGTTTCCGGCATGTTATCAAAGGCACTTGACGATGAGCAAGATTGTCTGGATAATATGCCGGAAAATCTTTTATATAGCGAAAAGTGTGAGAAAATGGAAGATGCGATAAATAAATTAGAGGAAGCGGTTGAGCAGGTTGATTTTGCAAAGGAGTGCATTGAGGCTGCTACGGCGTAGGAGGGAATATGTGGAACTTTTTCTTTTTGTTTTTGATAGGGGTATATCTTCTTATTAAGTATACGGAAGATAAAGCGGATGACAATGCTAATAAGGCACGGGAGAAGCTGATAGCGGAAACTGAGCTTAAAATAAGAGCAACATATGGGATGGAAACGAAATTAGAAGAAGCGTTGGTGAAGGAAGATACGAGATGGAAAACGTTGGACTATATCAGTGATGAATTGCGCGAGGTTTACGGCGATGAGTGGAAGAGCAGGTTCCGGGAAGATGCGGTTGTAGAGTCCATTAGTGTAGATATACTTTGTATTTCCAGACCATACGGAGTTGCGTTCAACATATTGTTGGCGAAACATGGGAAAATACCGAACTTAACATTTCAATATGACCTGGGTGGGGTTCGTGAGGTAGAATTTGCGGTTAAAGGGTGCCAGATTGTAGAAAGATGTATGCAGGAAATGTATCCCGATATGAAAATGGTATACAGGCCGGGGAGCAAGATAAATGGGAAATTAAAGGAATATTACCCAGAAGTACATAGGGGGAAGATATATTGGGAGTATAACGCTCCGCGTTACGCCCGGGGGTTTGAGCCACCGATTACCCGCCTATGGTAATCAATAAAAATACTATTGACATCATACATACTTTTGTGATAATATAAAAAAAGCAAACAAATGTTCCTTAAATTGACAAGGCAGTTTGGGGAATAAGAAGAAAGTGTAGCCGGGGTGCCGCCCAGCTACACAAGAAAAGGTTGCAACTGAGTGACAGCTCAATTGCAATAACTGCTTTATAGCCGGGTATCATTCCCGGCAACATCCAAAATGGAATCAACAGCCGAGTTGCCGCTCGGCTAAAGACAAAACATACGTAACGACCAAGCAACAAGCCGCTACAATGTAAATAAGTGATAGAAGTAAAACACTTATTCATATTGTAGTATGCCACAACATAAACAAAAAGTCAATGGAGGGATACTACCAATGAACCAGAAAAAGACGAGGTTAAAGCTGTCTCTGAAAGAATTTAAGGAATATTGTGCGGGAAAAGAGTTTTACAGGTATGTCTTTGAGATACGAAACCAGAAATGGTTTGCTCCGAGCTGCACAATTAGGACAACTGCAACGTATTACCACATGAGAATTAGCTTTAACCCAAACAGGATATGTATATACAATGACAACTCTGAGAAGAATACGAAGTATAGGCAAAACTGGCTTGAATTTGACAGTATAAAGCATATTTTTATAGAAAAGACAGTATTAGGTGACCTTTTCACTGTTGTATGCGAGAGCAGAGACGAGACTGGTGATGATACATATACCATCATTGCTCAGGAGAAAATCGACGTTAGATAGCCTAAAAGCGGATTTTAGAATTATCTTGACAAGTGGATGGAAGTGTGTTATTTTGTAGGAAAGAACATACAGGAACTGAGCTTTTGGAGCGTCTATCTGCTGGCATTGCCAGCGGTTTCTTGTATAAAGCCAGAGTTGCTTATGTCTAAAACGGAAAGGGCAATATTAAGATATAACAGCCCATTACGCGGAGGGGAGGCCTTATATGTACAATGCGGAATTGAAAAAGAATTTTATCCGGGAACAGATTACAAGCATATCTACAGCTCTTGTATGTGAGACGATTTTTAATGCTATAGCGCCGGTAGAGGAAGAATGGGGTGCGGATTTATGCACGAAGAGTAAGGAAGAGTTACAGCCCGTCATTGATAGGATTGTGGGACTGAGAGTTCGGAGCAAATGGATGCGCTTAATTATCCTAAAGGACTATGTGAGATGGTGCATTGGAAGGAACGTGCCAGGGGCATGTGACGGGATGCTGAATATCACGGATGTTGGGTTGGAAAAAGTAAGGGAGCAGACAGTATCAAGTCCTAAACATCTTCAGAATTATTTGGATGCGATATGTGAGCCGGAAGGAAAAGGTGGAACAGATAATATATACAGATGTTTCTACTGGCTGGCATATGCAGGGGTTGAAGAAAAGGATATACTGGACATTAAGTGTTCGGATGTTGATTTCCGGAATATGGTTGTGAACTATCCTCAGAAGAATACAGTAGTCCAAATGTATCCAGAGTCGTTACAGGCATTCCATAACTGTGTGGAGCTTGAGCAGTTTTTGTTTAATCATCCTAATTATACAAAGACAGTATGGAAGGACAGGGTGGCAGGAGATACGTTGGTGAGGGGCGTCAGGGCGCTGCCAACAGTAAGCTCTATCAGGACAGAACTTTCAAGGAGGTCTAGGGGGAAAAGCGACAAGACGCCGTTAAAGCTAAGCTACTTCAGAGTATGGATGTCCGGATTGTTTTACCGGGCGTATGAGGAAGAGCTATGCGGGAGAACTCCGGACTTTAACCCGATTGTCATTCAACAGATGGAAGGAAAGACATACGAGCTGGGGCAAGGGAGAAGAACCTTAGGCGCAAAACAGCGACAGCTTGTGAAGGACTACGAAGAAGACTACCAGAGATGGAAGCTTGCGTGGATTTACAAAGGGTAAAAAAGAGCCTGCTATATGGCGGGCTTTCAATTACACAAATCAAGATAAAAAAATAATTCGCAAAGAGAGGGTTTTGATAGCTGCACCCTAGATTTAGGGTGCAGGTGAAAAGAGAAACACCGGGAAAGTTTCTATAATAAAGCCAAGATTTGGCTGATTTGGTTTCCACAACTTTCGCCAATAAAAGAAAATCGTTTAGCTAAAAAAACAGATAACTAATATGCAAATAGGAGGATTTAGAGAAATGGGTAATTTAGTAGTGACAGAGTATAAGAATATTCGGGTATTGACGACGAAACAGATTGCAGAAGCATATGAAACTGAGACGCAGGTCGTTATAAACAATTTTAATCGCAATAAGGATAGGTACGAAGAAGGAGAGCACTTTATTTGTTTGACTGGGAAGGAATTAAGGGAATTCAGGGCAAAAAATCAAAATGATGTTTTGCCAAATGCCAATAAGTTCTACCTTTGGACAGAGAAAGGCGCATTCCTTCATGCCAAGTCCCTGAATACCGATAAAGCTTGGGAAGTATATGGCCACTTGGTGGATACATATTTTCGGATAAGGAGGCCGCTCACCCAGTTGGAAATTATTCAGCAGTCGGTGGAAGTTCTGAACCGTCACGATGCAGAAATCAAGCAGATGGACACACGCATCAACAGATTAGAATTTGACATCCCTCTGTATGGTTCCGAAGCGGATGAGCTTTCAAATCACGTAAAAAGGAAAGGGGTCGCGGTTCTTGGCGGGAAGCAGTCAGAAGCCTACAAAGACACGAATATCCGCTCAAAGGTTTACCGCGATATTTACGACCAGATTAGACGTGAGTTTGGGTTATACGCAGAGGATGGGAGGCCGAAATCTTACAAGGCTCTGAAAAGAAGATACATTTGTGCGGCGCATGAGGCTGTGAATGCGTACGAGGTTCCATTGTATCTGGAAGAGATGATTAAAGATGCTAATACCCATATGAGGTTAAGTAAAGTAAGCTGATGGCTTAGACATTGTAGTTGCCCCATCGTGGGCAACTGCCAATAACATGGATGCATTGGTGCGTATCAGGGTTTCTGATAATGCCGGTTCGATTCCGGCTATCCATGCTCGGACGCAAGTCCAAAAATAGGAAAGAAAGGAGGGACTCTAATGACTGATGAGAAAAGAACAGCGAATCATGACAGATTCGTTTTGCTGCTTACGACAGTCCAGCGTGATGGTATAGATGAGCTGGTGAAATGGCTGGAAGATACGGATTTCTTCGAAGCACCTGCGTCAAGGGCATATCATGGGAATTACCGGGGTGGATTGTGTGAGCATTCACTGAATGTGTATGACGAATTTGTTCGGCTTTTGGCAGCATATCCAGAAGTAAAATCACAAGATGAAAGTGTAATCATCGCCGCATTGCTCCATGATTTGTGCAAAGTCAATTATTATATTGTCGAGAAACGGAACAGGAAAAATGAGCAGGGGCAATGGGAGAGCTATGATGCATATAAAGTAAGCGAAAAATTCTGTTTTGGCGGGCATGGAAGCAAATCGGTATTTTTAGCGCAACATTTCATCAGGCTAACACCAGAAGAAGCTGTGGCAATTAATTGCCATATGAGCTGTTGGGATGGCAATAAGGATGTAGGAAACGTATATGAGCAGTTGCCGTTTGCATGGTTGCTGCATGTAGCAGACGAAAGTGCGACGTATATAAAAGAAGGGAAGAAATCTGATGGAAAAGAATGAAGTGAAAATTTTTAGCAATGAAGAATTTGGAGATGTTAGAACAGTGAACATTGATGGTGAGCCGTGGTTTGTGGGGAGAGATGTGGCAACGGCGTTAGGATACCAGAATGGAAGTAGAGATATTAATCGACATGTTGTCGAGGAAGACAGGCAAAACTACCAAAACGGTACTTTTGAATCTCCAAGAGGGATGACGGTTATTAACGAGTCTGGAATGTATGCTTTGATTTTTGGAAGCAGGCTTGAATCAGCTAGGAGGTTCAAACATTGGGTGACAAACGAAGTCTTACCGTCAGTTCGTAAGTACGGAGGATATATAGACGGGCAGGAAAAAATGTCGGATGAAGAGCTTGTGGCTAAAGCACTGATGATTGCCCAGAAGCAGATTGAAGAGAAAGATTCTCTTATTCAGGAGAAAGAGAAACAGTTGGTAGAACAGAAGCCGCTTGTAGATTTTGCTTTGCAGGTATCGCAGGGGTCAGACACGATTGATATGGAAGAAATGGCTAAGGTTCTGAATGACGAGAATATCAGGATTGGAAGAAACAGGCTCATTAGATGGCTGAAGCAGAGCGGGATTCTCAAAGAAAACAGGATGCCGTACCAGGAATACATTAACCGTGGGTATTTTGATGTAGCCGAGGTTAAAAAAGATACGGCGTATGGTACAAGGGTGTTCCCTAAGACAGTCATTACCGGGAAAGGGCAGGTATGGATTATGGGGAAACTCCGGGAGAAATACCGTGCGGCGTAAAGAAAGGATAAGATTATGGAAGAAAAGTTGAATTTAGTACAGAAGCTTGCAAAAATCCGTGCGATATCGGATGTGGTATCTAAGGAAAAACGTGGGTATAACTATACCTATGCGGATATTACATCAATTTTGGCGAAGATAACAGCGGGGATGAAGAAATATGGGGTTTCCCTAATTCCACAGATTGTCCCAGGGACTGCAAAGGTATGCCAGAATGTGACCGTTAATACGAAGTTTGATAAGACAGGGAAGGCTTATGACAGCACCACGACAGAAATGCTGGCTACGGCGGATATGGTATTTCGGTGGGTTAATGACGATAACCCGGAAGAGTTCATCGACGTGCCGTGGTTTGTCACTGGCGCACAGGGAGACCCTTCACAGGCATTCGGTTCAGGGCTTACATATTGTACAAGGTATTTCCTGACATCGTATTTCCAGATTGCCCAGGCTGATTCGGATGTAGATGCATACAGGAGCAAGCAGAAAGTTGCGGCAGAATCGGAAGACAGGGCGATTGCAGAAGAGATTACTGCGGAATTTGACGGCATTATCAAACAGTTCCTGGCGGACAATCAGGACAAGGCTGACGAGGTAAAGAAGTTTGTCAGCAAGTATGCAAAAAATGCAAATTACCTTGCAATCAAGGAGCCGGCATTGGCAGCTAAGCTTCTGGAAGATTTCAATACTAAATATATAAAAGGAGAGTAAGATTATGGGATTCAGGACAGGGAGCTATGCAACAGTTTGGAGTGTAGAAGCAGCATCGGATATGAGAACCAAGGCGCGTATTTCTATTAGTAAGCGTAACAAGCAGTCAGGCGAATATGAGACGGATTTTTCAGGGTTTGTTGACTTTATCGGGACAGCAGTTGCCAGGAAAGCCTCGATGCTGAAAGAGAAGGATAAAATCCGACTTGGGGATGTGGATGTGTCCACCAAGTATGTCAAAGAAAAAAACGTTACCTATACGAATTTTAAGGTATTCAGCTTCGAAACGAAGGCGGAGATTGATGCCGGGGGTTCTGGTTCATCTAACGGGTTTTTTCAGGAGCCAAGCAGTCCTGTTGACAGTGGGGAGGTTGAAGATTCCCTCCTGCCTTTCTAAGATAGCATAGCTTGAGGTTAAAGGATGGGAGAATCTATATACCGTGAGCTAATTAAGGACATGACCTGGAGTTATAGCAGGCTTGAAGCGTTTGATAGCTGTCCTTACCGATGGTATTTGCAGTATATCCACTATCCAAAACTTATGAAAGAGGATAAGTTCTATGCAGTATACGGCCTGTTCATGCATGAGCTGCTTGAAAGCTACTATACCGCAAAAATGGCAAAGGATGAGGTCATGTTGGCATTCCTGACGCAGTTTCCAGAGAGGACGCAGGGAGCCGGGAGGCCAAACCCAGGTACTGTCAGGAAATATTTCCAGAGCGGCAAGGAGTATATAAGGAATTTAAAGCCGCTGCGCTTTGATATGGTGTCCGTCGAAGAAAAGATTGATTTCCACATCGGCGGGATGTTATTTACTGGGCGTATAGATTACTTGGGGACAGAGGATGGGGAGTATGTGATTGTGGATAACAAGTCGAGGGATTTGAAGCCGCGGAGCGGAAGGGCAAAGCCTACGCTCAAGGATAAAGAACTGGATATCATGTTGCGGCAGCTTTACATTTATGCGGAAGCGGTACGGCAAAAATATGGGAAATTGCCAAAGCTGTTATGCTTTAACTGCTTCAAGACAGGGATGCTCATCGAAGAACCATTTAGGGAGGATGCTTACCACGAAGCCCTGTTGTGGGCAGAGGGGAAAATCCGAGAGATATTAGATGTGGATGAATTTCCGCCTAATATAGAATTTTTTGGATGCAGGTATATTTGCAGTTACAGTAGCCATTGCTGCTATTGGAAGGGTGGTGGTGCGTATGACCAGTGTGGATGATATTAACAGCTTGGAGAGCGAGGCGGGCATTATCGCATCGCTGATACACAAGCCGGAATTTATATTTTATTCGGAGCATTTACTGCCGAACCATTTCACGAATAAAGAGAACCGCTGTGTGTATACGGCAATAGGCGACCTTGTGAGGCGCGGGATTATGACAATTGACTCGTACAATATTATAGAGAGCCTAAATGCGTCAGAAGCGACAAGGAAGTATGCAGATGAGCTGACGATTGAAAAATTAAACGAGTTTATGGAAATGAGCGATATTCTGGCGAGGAATTCTGTTGAAGAGTATAAGATGCTTGTAGATAATGTGATGGATGCGGCCTTCCGGCGGGATACATTCCAGAGGCTCAAGGAATGCCAGGCACTATGCTATAACAGGAGCGAAGCAGACATAGAGCAGAAGATTTACTCCATCATTGATGATGTAATGACAGAGTTTTCTACAGCGAATGATGTCCCGGCGTATAGTGAAGTCATTGATGGGTGCTGGGAAGAAATTAAATCCAGGCAGGGATGCGGTTATTCCGGCATACAGTTTAAGTTCAGTGCTTTAAATGAATATGCCACCATAGAACCGGGTGAATTATTCATATTTGCGGCAGAAGCGAAGCAGGGAAAGTCCATGATGCTTTTGAATTGCGCAGTTGATTTGCTGAAGAAAGACCTTGCGGTTTTATATCTGGACAGTGAGCTGAACACAAGGCTGTTTACGGCCAGGATACTGGCGCATCTGTCAGGGGTAGAGTATAAGCGGCTGACTGCAGGAAATTACAATGACGAAGAAGCGGAAAAGATTTCGCAGGCAATGGCTTGGCTGAAGACCCGGAAGTTCACGCATATCTACATACCGATGTTTGACCAGCAGACGATTTACACGGCAGTCAAAAAGGTGAAGCATACGATGGGGCTTGACGTACTGATTGTGGATTATTTTAAAGGTTCCGGGGATGGGGATGCATTTGATTCTTACCAGGAGCTGGGGCGTTTTGTAGATATGGTGAAGAACAAAATATGCGGCGATATGGGAATTTGCGGTGTGGGCGCAGCGCAGGCTACGAATACAGGGAAGGTTGCAGATTCAGCTAAGATAGGAAGAAATGCAAGCACAATCGCTATCATTCAAGACAAAACCCCGGAAGAAGTAGCAAATGACGGCGCTGAATGCGGCAATAAAAAGCTGAGGGTCATCCTGAACCGGAATGGTATGCAGCACGCAGCGGGGGAGTACATAGACCTGCAGTTTAACGGGAACCTGATATCATACGAACAGGCAAAGCAACATATTCCTAATGTTCCATATTAGCCAGTCAAGATAATTAAATAATTAGCAAAAAGGGGGAAGCGGCGGTGGAACTTGAAGAGTTAATAAATTGCATAGATATTGTTGAATATATATCCCAATTTGTGGAGCTTGAAGAGAAAAACGGTGAGCATTGGGGGTTAAGCCCTTTCTCATCAGAAAAAACGCCGTCGTTCTCTGTGCGGGGGGAAACGAAGAGTTTCTATTGTTTCTCCAGCGGCATTGGCGGGAATGTGTTTACGTTCGTGAAGTTCTACAACAAATGCAGTGCGAAAAAGGCTGTAGACATCCTGAAAGAGTATGCGGGATATGACGGGGAGATACGTCCAAGCCAGAAAATGGCGGCGACGGCGGCTTGTAGGAAGTATTTGCATAAAAAGTCAGGAAGAAAAGCATCCAAAGCAAAAGCATTTCCGGATAATTATATGGAGAGATACGAAAAACGCAGAGAGAAGCTTGCGGTTTGGGAATCTGAGGGGATTTCAAAGGAAGCCCTCGATAGGTTCCAAGTGTACTACGATGGGTTTTCGAACCGCTTGGTATATCCTATCTATAATATGGAAGGGCAGATGGTAAACATCGGCGGCAGGACGCTCGACCCGGGATGGAAAGAAAAAGACCTGCGCAAATACACGTACTTTTCTTCATGGGGGGAAATGGATGTAATATACGGACTGTTCGAGAATATGGAAGAAATACTGGCAAAACATGAAGTTATCCTGTTCGAAGGATGCAAATCAGTATTGCTGGCGTACTCATGGGGAATCCGAAATACCGGGGCATTGTTGACATCGCACTTAAATCCAGCACAGATGAAGGTGCTTGCGAGGCTTGGCGTGAGGGTGGTATTTGCGCTTGATAAGGACGTTCAGATAAGAAAAGACCATAATATCAGACGGCTGAAGCAATACGTCAATGTTGAGTATCTTTGGGATAAGGATAATCTGTTGTATGAAAAAGATGCGCCAGTTGATAAAGGGTTGAATGTATTTGAGACACTTTACAGGCAGAGGCTGAGATATAGATAAGATTTAGCGTTTTGCAAAGGTGTTGCAAATTTGCAATACCTTGTGTGGAAGTTTTACGGATTTACGCCCAATCAAATCAGGGGATAAAAATAGCGGGAGGTGATGCGGTGGATTCAAATAGCAGGTGGTATGAAATGTATCATTGCCATACAGAATTGAGCCTGCTTGATAGCTGTACAAAGTACCAGGATTATATTGAGTTAGCAGTAGCAAATGGCCAGAAGACGTTATCCATATCTGAGCATGGGAAGCCGTTGGACTGGACGGAAAAGTGGGGGGCATGTAAGGCGGCGGGGTTAAGGTACATCCATTCGGTAGAGATTTATTTAACGGAATCGCTGGAACCAAAAGTACGTGACAACTACCATACGGTGCTGATGGCAAGGAATATGGAAGGTGTAATGGAACTGAATAAGCTGGTCAGCCTGTCGTGTAATAAGGAGCATTCTTATTATACCAATAGGATTACGTTTGATGAATTTCTGGGCATTTCAGATAACATCATATCGACAAGTGCCTGTCTTGCATCACCGCTGAATAAGCTGCCGGAAGACCATCCAAGATATATGGAATTGGCAAGAAAGTATGATTTTTTCGAAATACAACCACATAACCATCCAGACCAGGTTGCGTTTAACAGGCGGCTTCTGAAACTTTCACGAGATATTGGGACGCCATTAATAGCTGGCACAGACACGCATAGCTCATCAAAGTATAAGGCAGAATGCCGCTCGGTGCTGATATCTGCAAAAGGTAAGTCGTATGGGGATGAGGATGCCTTTGACTTGAGCTATAAAACGTATGATGAGCTTGTGGAGATGTTTAGGGCACAGAACGCTTTGCCAGAAGATGAATACATGCAGGCGATTTCCAATACGCGTCTTTTATATGATATGACGGAAGATATCGAACTTGATACTTCTATCAAATATCCGATTCTGTATGGAACAAGGAAGGCGGATTCAAAGATATTTACAGAAACGGCGCATCGGAAACTGGACGAAAAGCTTGAGGCCGGAATTATTCCGAGAAGTCAGGAGGCAGCGTTCAGGACGGCAATAGAAGAAGAGATGCGTGTATTCAGGAAACTGGAGATGGATGGTTTCATGCTTTCCATGTCTGAACTGATTTCGTGGTGCAAGGAGCAGGGAATGGCAATCGGGACGGCCAGAGGCTCGGTTGGCGGCTCAAGGGTAGCATATGTAATGGATATTATCGACCTAAACCCTGAAACATGGAACACGGTATTCTCGCGGTTTTGTAATGAAGACCGTATAGAGATTGGGGATATTGATATTGATTGCGTTGAGTCTGACCGGCCTGCGATTTTTGAACATATCGTCAAGCGGTTTGGACGGGATAGGACAGCCCGCGTAGCATCGTTTGGGACGCTGCAGGATAAAGGTGTTATTGATGAAGTGGGGCGGTATCTGGCAAAGAAATGGAACGCAGAGCACTATAATGGCGAAAAAGTATGGGATACCCATGAAGGGAGATACTTTGATAAAGAAGTCCCAAATAACCCCTGGTCGTTAAAGGATATCGCCAGGATTAAAGATGAGTATGCAGCTGACCCTGACAAGACAAAACAGAAGTACCCGGAACTTTTCTATTACTTTGACGGGCTTCTAGGGACAAAGATTTCTCAATCCGTACATCCAGCAGGCATGGTAATCAGCCCTATTACACTAAATGATAACTTCGGGGTATTTGAGAAGGACGGTGAGATTTGCCTGATGCTGGATATGGAAAATGTCCATGATTATACTGGGCTTGCGAAGTATGACTTCCTTATATTAAAGACAGTACAGGTAATCCGGGACACATGCCGTTATCTGGGCAAGCCATATCCAAAGACACATGAGGTAGACTGGTGCGACAAAAGGGTGTGGGAAAGCATGGTTCGGAACCCATCTGGCATATTTCAGTTTGAAGGGGTTTTTGCGTTTGAGTGTTTAAAGCGGTTTGCGCCGAAGAGCATATTTGATATGTCCATTGTTACAGCGTGTATCAGGCCTTCCGGGACATCGTATAGGGATGCGTTATTGGCAAGACAGCCGCATAAGAATCCATCTGCGATAATCGACGAGCTGCTGAAGGATAACCTTGGTTATCTGATTTACCAGGAGGACACGATTAAATTCCTACAGGAAATTTGTGGTCTGTCTGGAAGCGAGGCTGATAATATCCGGCGGGCAATTGGAAGAAAGCAGAAAGATAGGTTAGATGCGGCAATGCCGTCTATCCTTGAAGGGTATTGTAATAAGTCGCCTCAGCCGCGGGAGATTGCAGAAAGCGAAGCAAAAGAATTTTTACAAATTATTGAAGATAGTGCAAGCTATCAGTTTGGCTATAATCATAGCATTGCTTACTGCCTGTTGGGTTATCTTTGTGCATATTACCGATACTATTTTCCGCTGGAGTTTATTACAGCATTCCTAAACAATGCCGCAAATGATGATGATATCAAGAGCGGAACATCATACGCTAATAAAATTGGCATCCAGGTCACAATGCCTAAGTGGGGAGTGTCGAAAGGGGAATATTTCTTTGATAAGGACAGGAATATCATAGCAAAAGGGATTTCTTCTATTAAATATATGAGTTCAGGGGTGGCAGAAGAGATATTCCGTATAGCACACGAGGGAAAATACACCAGGTTTGTGGATGTGCTTACCGCTATTGACACAAAATCTTCACTAAACACAAGGCAGTTGGATATTCTCATTAAAATTGACTTTTTCTCTGAATTTGGCAACCAAAGGGAGCTGATAAGGATTGCGGACTTGTTCTACGGGATGTTCAAGAAAGGGCAGGCGAAGAAAATCAATAAGGAAAAGGTCGATGGGACGGCTTTAGAGCCAATTGTATCAAAGTATGCTGTCGGTATGACGAAATCTGGAGGTGTAGCGAAAAGTTATACACTGTTGGATGTCGAATCTATACTACGTGAGACAGAGGATGCTATAAAAGCTATGCATATGGAAGATTTAAGCCTTTTGCTCAAGGTACAGAATTTTGAAGAAGTTATGGGATATGCGGGGTATGTTTCTGGCAAAGAGGAGGACAGGCCGAAGCTATATGTACTTGATGTGTATGTGCTTGTACGTAAGAAAGATAAAAAGCAGTTTGGTTTTTCGGTAGTTACAAAATCCATCGGAAGCGGAATAGAGAGCAGATTTACTGTATTGAACAGGGTATATGACAAAGAGCCGGTGAAAAAAGGCGATATCATATATTGTAAAAACTATGAAATAGATGGGCAATATTTCCGCATGACGAGTTACGCAAAGATGTTTCAAACGTGAAATAAAGATAATTAAATAATTCAAAAGGAGAAAGAGATGAAACTTGAGATATTAAAACATCCAACAGAAGAAGATTGGGCATTATGCAAGACATGTACATTAGTTACGGTGTCAAAAACGGGGGTGGCTCCGCCGAGCCATGACTGGAAAGTGAAACTGTTAAAATCCGGCCATTCACCGATTCGTGTCCTGCAGTTCTGCTTTAAGCTGACGGACATCCCATATTGGGTTTCTGTCCATCTTGCACGGCATGTACATGCGACTCCGTTTGTTTCTACCCAGAGGGTGGACAGGCAGGATAAATATGACAGGAACACCGCGCCGCAAAACGCCCCGGTAACGATGTGCTGGTATATGAATGCAGAGGAGCTTATTACAGTCGCGCATAAAAGACTGTGTATGCAGGCTTCAGAAGAAACAAGAGAAATCGTGCAGATGATATGTGACGAGGTGGTTAAAGCGAGTCCTGAATTTGAGGGACTGCTTGTTCCTAACTGTGTATACCGGGGCGGTTTATGTGATGAGTTTAACTGCTGTGGGATGAACCGTGCATATTGTGGCGTCAGCGGAGAGAAATCTGTAGCCCAAAATGAAAAGGGGGTGTAGAAAATGGGGGGACAGACAAACCTCGATGACAGCGGAGAACGTATGTCGTATGGGGAAGGGATGGCAGTCAGGGAACCAAATGCAGGTAAGGGAAGATATGACCTTGTGTCGCCTTTTGCAATGAGGCGTCTGGCGCAGCATTACGAAGAGGGTGCAAAAAAATATGCCGACCGTAACTGGGAAAAGGGTATGCCATTTTCAAGGTATGTAGATTCAGCGAAACGGCATCTCGACAAATATGTAATGGGCATGACAGATGAAGACCACTTGGCTGCTACGGCGTGGAATATCTTTGCGATTATGCACCATCAGGAACTTGGGCAGCTTGAACTGGATGATATGCCGCACTATGAATATGGATGCGGGCACGAATAGGAGGATGAAAATTATGAAAAGAGATAACAGGGGCTATTATGACATTGATATTACATTGGATGAGATTCTTACTTCGGGAGGGATGGTCGAGGAACTGTTTTACTTAAAAGACCTGAAGCAGAGGAAATTGTTCCTGGATACGGACGTTGAACAGATTTCCGCCGGGAATATCGCGAAGCATATTATGCAGTACAATGCAGAGGACAAAGGGAAATCTATAGAAGAGCGCAAACCGATTATCCTTTATGTCGCATCCAATGGCGGAGAAATAGACGCAGGGTTTGAGCTGATTGATGTTATTAGAGGGAGCAAGACCCCGGTGTACACGGTCAATCTCGGATATCAGTATAGCATGGGATTCCTTATCGGGCTTGCAGGGCATAAGCGGTTTGCAGTTCCGAATGCGAAGTTCCTTATGCATGATGGTTCGAACTTCATTTGGGATTCAGGGGCGAAAGCACAGGACAAGATGGAATTCCAGAAGAAAGTAGAAGCCCGCATCCGGCAGTACGTGGTTGAGCGTAGCCATATTACAGAAGAGGAATACGACAGCAAACTTCGTGTGGAGTGGTATCTCTTTGCGGATGAGGCAAAGGAGAAAGGTTTCTGCGATTACATTTTGGGTGTAGACTGCGACATGGATGACATAGTTTAAGGAGGCTTTTATGGGCGAGTATCTTGGCTTTAAAAATATGAAAGTATCCGGGGATGAGGTCAATGACCTCTACCTCCCGGAATCAAACAACACATTTGGCTGTATCCAGAACGAATACATGATAGCCGTGGATGAAAATGAAAACTTAATTGATATGTTCAAATGCGATGGGTATGGGATGAGGAGGATTCCTTACAAAACAATCCAGACGCATTTCATGGGGAAGGTCAAACCCAGGAACCTTCAGCAGCATCTTGCCATCGACATGCTGTATGACGACTATATGACTGTCAAGATTATTGCGGGGAAATTTGGCACAGGCAAGGATTTTCTGATGTGCGCAGCAGCAATTGACCTCATAGAGCAGGAGAGATTTGAGAAAATCGTATATGTGAGGAACAATATTGAGGTGAAAGATTCAAAACCCATCGGATTTCTGCCGGGGTCATATAATGAGAAACTTCTTCCTTTTGCCATGCCGCTTGCTGACCATCTGGGCGGGGTTGACGGGTTAAGCTTCATGATAAGCCAGGGGAAAATTGACATTGTGCATCTCGGATTTATCCGGGGGCGCGATATTAAGAACTCCATTATCATCTGCTCGGAATGTGAGAATATGACGAAAGAACATATCCAGTTGCTGCTTGGTCGTGTTGGGGATGGTTCGGCCTTATGGCTTAATGGTGATTTCAGACAGTGCGATGCGGATGTATTCAGGAAGAACAGCGGGCTTATGGAAGCAGTAGACAGATTGAAGGGACATCCACGTTTCGGATATGTGAAGCTGCTCAAGACAGAACGTAGCGAGACAGCGGAGATGGCTGATTTGTTGGATTAGGGGGTGTTGGATTGACAATTCTTGTAGATATGGACGAGACAATCAGCGGGCTTTTGGATGCATGGACAGGATGCCTTAAAGGCAGGTATGGTATAGGTGTATGCCGGGATGATATTAAAGACTGGGACATGCAGAAAGCTTACCCTGAATTATCGAAAGAGCAGATATATGCCCCGCTGTTAGAAGAATCTTTGTGGGAAAGTGTGGAGCCTCTGCCCGGCGCGGCACATTACATTAAGAAATTAATGGATGAAGGGCACGATATAGTGATTGTGACCGCATCGCATTATGACAGCATCAGGATGAAAATGAGGAACGTGTTGCTGAGGCATTTCCCATTTGTTCCATATGAAAATGTGATAATAACTTCGAGAAAGCAAATGGTCATGGGGGACGTCCTGGTTGACGACTATCCGGGGAATCTTATCGGTGGCAGTTACAGGGGAATTTTGTTTGATGTCCCGCATAACCGCAAGTTCGAGGAAGAGAAATATGGAATTATCAGGGCAAAATCATGGGATGATGTTTACAGTATTTTGAAGAGCATAGAAAAGGAGATACAGGATGATTGTAATTAAAAGAAATGGCCAGGAAGAGCGGTATAAGAAATGTAAAATACAAACTGCAGTTGAGAAGGCGGTAAAAGAAGTGACTGGCGACAGCGGGTATCAAAATATTGCCGTATTAGTGTCCGATAGGCTGGATGCGCGGTACAGGGAAAGGAGCCAGGCACTGTCTGTTGAGGAAATCCAGGATGATGTTGAGATGGAACTTATGGTGGAACAGGCGTATGATATCGCGAAGGCGTACATCCGGTACAGGCACGAACATGAAATGATGAGGAACAGCAGTACGATAGACGGGAAGATTCTGACATTGGTTGATGGTGTGAATGAGGTTGCCATTCAGGAGAATTCCAACAAAAATCCAGCCATCCAGTCGACACAGAGGGACTATATCGCTGGGGAGGTAAGCCGTGATATGACAGCCCGCCTTTTGCTCCCAAAGGATATCCGCCATGCGGATGATGAGGGAATCATCCACTTCCACGACTCAGATTACTTTGTGCAGCGCATGTTTAACTGCTGCCTGATTAATCTTGAGGATATGCTCCAGAATGGGACAGTCATCTCAGATACGATGATTGAAAAGCCCCACAGTTTCAGCACCGCCTGCAATGTGGCTACGCAGATTGTGGCACAGGTGGCATCGAACCAGTATGGCGGGCAGTCCATCAGCCTTGCGCACTTAGCGCCGTTTGTTGATATAAGCCGCCAGAAAATTAAGCAACAGGTAATGGAAGAATACATTGCGTTCACTGGGTGCGAACCTCAGGGTGAGGCTGAACTATCGGAATACATGAATATAGTTGATGCAAGGCTGCGGGAGGAAATACGCAAAGGGGTACAGACTATACAGTACCAGGTTGTCACGCTGATGACCACAAATGGGCAGGCACCATTCATTACGGTATTTATGTATCTTAATGAAGTCCGGGATGAGCAGACGAAAAATGACCTCGCTATGATTATTGAGGAAGTGGTAAGACAGCGGTATGAGGGCGTAAAGAATGAGAAGGGTGTATGGATTACCCCGGCATTTCCGAAGCTGATTTATGTTTTGGAAGAAGATAATATTACGCCGGACAGCAAGTATTGGTATCTGACCCAGTTGTGTGCAAAGTGTTCTGCAAAGAGGCTAGTGCCGGATTACATTTCAGAGAAAATCATGCTCCAGAATAAAGTTGACAAGAATGGTGAGGGGCATTGTTATACCTGTATGGGATGCAGGTCATTCCTGACCCCGTATGTAGATGAAAATGGGAAACCTAAATATTATGGCCGCTTTAATCAGGGCGTTGTAACAATCAACCTTCCGGATGTAGCGCTGTCTGCCATACAGAGGATGGCTACAGACGGGGGTGCATATGTGGACGATGAACAGTGGGCGGATGCGAGGGAAGAAATTTTCTGGAGGATTTTTGAGGAAAGGCTGGAGCTGTGCCACAGGGCATTGCGCCTTAGGCATGAAAGGCTGCTTGGGACGTTATCAGATGCATCGCCAATCCATTGGCAGAATGGTGCGTTGGCAAGGCTGAAAAAGGGAGAGACGATTGACAGGCTGCTCTACGGCGGATATTCTACCATTTCTCTTGGATATGCCGGACTGTACGAATGCGTAAAGGCTATGACCGGGAAGAGTCACACGGACGAAGAGGCAAAACCGTTTGCGTTGCGTGTTATGCAGTATATGAATGATAAATGCCGGGAATGGAAAGCGGCAGAGAATATCGACTATTCTCTGTATGGGACTCCGCTGGAGTCCACAACATATAAGTTTGCAAAGAGCCTGCAGAAACGTTTTGGGGTAATTGAGGGTATTACGGATAAAGGATATATCACGAATTCTTACCATGTGCATGTGGCGGAGCATATCAATGCTTTTGAAAAGTTGGCATTTGAGGCAGAGTTTCAGTTGTTAAGCCCTGGAGGAGCAATCTCTTATATTGAAACATCGAATTTGAATGGAAATGTTGATGCTGTACTCGCGGTTATGCAGTACATATATGAGCATATCATGTATGCAGAACTGAATACAAAGTCTGATTATTGCCAGGTATGCGGGTATGACGGGGAGATTTCCATTGTTGAGAATGAGGATGGGAAACTTATATGGGAGTGTCCCTATTGCCGGAATAGAGACAAAAGTAAAATGAATATCGCACGCAGGACTTGCGGGTATATCGGCACGAATGACTGGAACCAGGGAAGGACGCAGGAAATCAAAGAACGTTACGTGCATCTTGGGGGCGGTGAGTAAATTGTATTATGGGAAGATAGCAGACCTTGACATTGCAAATGGGGCGGGCATCCGGGTATCACTTTTTGTATCAGGATGCAGGAATCATTGTAAGAATTGTTTTCAGCCGGAGACATGGAATTTTCAGTATGGGACATTGTTTACGAAGGAAACGCAAGAACATATTATGGAACTGTTATCCAGACCATATATCCAAGGGATAACTTTACTGGGAGGAGAGCCAATGGAGCCAGAGAACCAGCCCGTGCTCCTGCGGCTGCTTCGCCGCATCAGGAGTACATACCCGGATAAAGATGTATGGTGCTATACAGGATATACACTTGAAAAGTTGCTGGATGATAAAGAACACTGCCGATGCGGGACTACAGATGACTTCCTGGGGATGATAGACGTGCTTGTGGAAGGAAAATATATAGATGAGCTGGCGGATATTATGTTGAAGTTCCGGGGGTCATCAAATCAGAGGATAATTAATATGGATAAGACTAGAAAGGCTGGCAGGATTATATTATGGGAGGACGGGAATAGGTGGGAAAGTGTCCATTCCTGACAAGCATGGCTGTAAAATGAATTGAATCACTTTTCGGACGAACTTTAGGACTATTTCAGGATTTCGCTTCATAAGTTAGAGAAACGCAAAGGGGCAGTAAAAGGGAGGTGGCCGCTATTTCTAAAAAGAAAAAGTTGAATTATCGTTTTCATAATCCAAATACGCCAGAAGTCACGGCTGATTACATAATCAAGGTACTGATGGAGGCGAATAAAAAGAAGCTTGAACAGGCCTTGAAAGAAGAGGTATTGAAGTGCGCCTGTAATGAATAAATGAAAAGATAGGAAGCCGCTGCAGGAGTGTAGCGGCTTTCGGTGTAATATGCGTTTCTGAAGGAATAGAAAAGAAGACAAAGATATTAAGTTTTATGAATGTTGTGTTAGTAATATAAAAACCAGAAGCCTGTTGATTTACTATCATCTTAGTGATATTATAATATTATGGAAAAGATTTTATAGCTTTAAAATGTTGCTTTTAGATGAAGGGGGTTAAAGTGGAAGAAAAGAGTTTAACGGTTTACGTTGCTAAATTAAAAAAGTTGAGAATACATGAGGTGCTTTTAGTTTTATTGGAAATTATTGCTATGGGTGTTTGTACCATATATGTTTTTATGAGTACATTTAGTTCTAATGAAAAAATTTGTTTTTGGAATATAACACCTTCAATGATTGAATTAGTTGTATTTATGCTGTCAGTTATCATGGCTTTAATTAATTCTGAAAGTACTAGGAAAAAAAAGAACATAGTTAAAGATTATTTGTCTGCATTAAATGATGAATCACCTTCAGAAATTGTAAATGGATATAAAATTAAGGCAGAGCAATTAATATCTCCGCTGGATATATACAAAGATAATATCAAAAGAGGAAAGAGGGTTACCCTTCATAATAAAAGAGAGGTCATTAGAAGTTATATATTATTTATTGGGGCACTAGTTATGGTTAGCGTTGCTGTTATTATTTTGTTTATATGCAATTTGAATTTTCCCATATTATTAGCGTGGGAATCATTGATTCTTTATTTTTTTATAATGTTAGATTTTTTTGCTTATCAAATAATTGTAAATAAGAGTGGTTCCAACGTTTTTTCGGAAAGGCATAAAAGTAAAATTTCTTTTGATAAAGTAAAGCGGTTAGAAGACATGAGATATTTACAGAAAATTTTATATATGCATCGCGATAGATATGAGAATTATTTATTAACTTTGAAAATCTCTACCATTACGACAAATATATTATCAATTATTATTACAATTATTATTGAGGGGGATAATGAGAAAATAAAATACTGGTTTGGACTTAAAGATTCGCCTAAAATAATTCCAGTGATATTTGCTATCACTACAATTATTTTATATGTTATTAGCTTGATTTTTGGAAATATAATGGATAAAAAAATTAATGACATGGGGGTATACATTTCGGCGTCGTATAATAAAAAAAATTATGAGAGTTTAAAACGAAAATTTCCAGATTTGTTAGAATATAAAAACATATTAGATGGACATTCACTTGATATAGCAAGAGGAACATATGAGTATAATGTAGAAATAATAAACGACAGAGAAAAGCGAACTATAAATTATACACATATATTTAGAGTAAAACAAAGGATTGTAAATAATATACCTAGAGTCAAATTAACTTCTGGAATTGCTTTCATTTTTTCAGCTTCTATTTTAGTATGGTATAAAATGAACATTTTTAATATGGTATATGTTTGTATAATAACATTTATTGCATTTCTGTCTGCATATTTTGGTATGGTATTTTATAATCGTATAAAGTTTAATGATTGGGAAGCCTTCGTAAATCAAGAAAAATAAATTAGTAAAGTGTTGTTTTTTTATAATGGGGAATGAGATGAATATTAATCCTGATAAAGTAAAAGAATTGATAATGCTGTTTTCAAAATTGGATGATGATTATCAAAAAGAATTAATGGGGAAAGCGTATGAACTATGTTTAAAGCAATCTCAAAAGAATTTGATTAAACAAGAAGGTAAAAAATTTAAAAGTGAAGAAGAGTACAAAAAGGAAATCGAAGAAAGAAGTAGCGAAAGAGCTAAAGAATCACTGGAGTTACTTAATATATTTGATAGAATTGGTGATGAAGAGAAGGCACAGTGTATAATTGTGTTGGACAAATTAAGTAACGGAAACTTAACGAAAAAGACAGATATCGAGATAAAGATTAATAGTAAAAAAATTTCCCTAAAAGATTACATTGAAGAAGTATTGCCCCAAGTTGATTTCAAATCTGCTAATGAAAAGGCTACAGAATATTTAAAGGAAGTGAATAGATTTTAGGAGATAAAAGGTTAGCTTACAGAGCAGGAGAGAGCGTTTATCCAATTCTCTCTTGCTTTTTTTGTTTACGTAGCTTACAATACAAGCAGTGACAGAGTGCGACAAAATAAATAGAAAGGTATACAGATATGAATATAGCTGCTTACTGTAGGGTGTCTACGGATAAAAGTGACCAGATAAACAGCCTTGAAACGCAGAAGAAATTTTTCCAGGAGTATACAGAAAAAAATGGCCACAAGCTCGTAAGAGTATATGCGGATGAAGGGATTTCCGGTACAAAAATCAAGAATCGAAAAGAATTCCAACAGCTCATGGAGGACTCGAAGCGTGGCATGTTTGATATGGTAGTAGTCAAGGATATCTCCAGATTTGCACGAAACACGGTGGATTTGCTACAGAGCGTCCGTACATTAAAGGCATTGGGGATTGAGATGACGTTTCTTACAGCCAATATGACCGTGTTAGGGCAGTCGGAGTTTGTTCTGACTATTTTTGGGGCGCTGGCGCAGGAGGAAAGCGCAAATACTTCAAAGCGTATTAAGTTTGGAAAGAAAATGAATGCGGAAAAAGGCAGAGTCCCGAATATTGTCTACGGCTATGATAAAATTTCCGGAGAATATTTCGACATGAAAATCAACAAAGAAGAGGAAAGGATTATCCACCAGATTTACGACTGGTATACGGAAGGCGGTTATGGCGCGTCAAAAATTGCAAGCATGTTAAATGAAAGAGGGTCTAGGACAAAGCGGAATAGCCGCTGGAGCCAGAACGCCATATGTAGGATTTTGACAAACGAGCTTTATACAGGGAAAATCATCAATGGGAAGCAGGAAGTGGCAGATTTTCTAACAGGAGAAAGAAAGGATAAGGATGAGGCAGAGTGGCTGGTGACAGACAGGCCGGATTTGTGCATTATCCAACAAGAACAGTTTGACAAAGCGCAGGAAATTTTAACGGGCAGGCATAGGGCTTTCCGTATGAATAGGGAGAGGCAGAGCAATAAATACCTATTTAGTACATTAATTAAATGTAAGGAATGCGGATGGTCATTCCGGCGAACAGCTCGTACATATAAAAATACCTATGTCCGCTGGGTATGTTCCGGGCGTAATGGTAAGGGGGTAGATAGCTGTCCAAATGCTGTAACGCTGGATGAAGAGGAGTTGATTCTGGAGCTGGAGTGCTACTTCGCCCAAATGCTGAAATCGAAGAAGAAAGTTACCGAGTATTTGGTGAAGGAGTTTTCAAAAATTTATAAAGAGAAGGATGAAAATGTAAACTACAGAAAAGAGTTAGAGGATAGCCTGACGAAGTTGAGGAAAACCCGCCAGAAGTATATGGATATGTATATGGATGACCTGATTAGCCGTGAAGAGCTGAATAAGAGAATTGGCGGGACGAAAAAAGAGATAGAGCGGCTGGAAAATGACTTGAAGCTAGTGGAGCACAATCTGGACAAGGGCAGCCAGTTGGAGAACATTATACAGAAAACGTTTAAAAATATGGAAGATATTACTTCAGTCCGTGATATGACTAATGAACAGCTAAAGCAGATTATTCAAAAGATAGAAGTGGATAAGGAAGGGAATATTGATATTTATATGCGGGTGTTAGGCGACTTAGGGCTGAGCAAGAACGTTCTGATTAGTGACTCCTGTACATACAGGAGTAACAAAATAGAACGGTTAATATGGAGAATCAAATAGGCAGTAAATATATAAGCTCTGAGGCGGAAAATCCTCAGGGCTTTATCTAATTGCATTTTGTTTGGGGATACTGTAAAATGGGTATAAGTTTTAAAGGAGCAGGGAAAGAGGTGGTTTATATGCTAAGGACAGTAGGAATAGGACATCAGGATTTTGAGACGATTCGGAAAGAAAATTATTTTTATGTAGATAAAACAGCATTCATTCATGAATGGTGGGAAAGAGGGGATAGTGTAACTCTAATTACCCGACCGAGAAGATTTGGGAAGACATTGAATATGAGCATGTTGGAACAATTCTTTTCTGTAAAATATGTAGGCCGGGGTGACTTGTTTGAGGGGCTGTTTATATGGCAAGAGGGGAAGTACAGGGAATTGCAGGGGAAGTATCCAGTTATAGCACTTAGTTTTTCTGATGTGAAGGAAACAACATTTTTGGGAGCGCGGAAAAAGATTTGTAAGATTATCCAGTTATTATATAACAAGTTTGATTTTTTGCTTGAGGGAGATATGCTCAACAGCAGAGAAAAAGAAGATTTCTGCAGAATTTCTGCTGAGATGGAAGATTATATGGCGACTCTTTCTTTAAAAATGCTTTCTGATTATCTGTACCGCTATTACGGGGAGAAAGTGATTATTCTTTTAGACGAGTATGATACGCCTATGCAGGAAGCCTATGTGAATGGGTATTGGAACGAGCTTGCCGAGTTTACAAGGAGTTTGTTTAATTCTACATTTAAGACGAACCCATACTTGGAACGTGCAGTGATGACGGGGATAACAAGAGTTAGTAAAGAGTCAATCTTTTCTGACTTAAATAACCTGAAAGTGGTGACTACCACTTCGGAGGAATATGTAGACAGTTTCGGATTTACAGAGGAGGAAGTATTTGCGGCACTGGATGAATATGGTTTGTCGAATAAGAAACAGGATGTAAAAAGCTGGTATGACGGGTTTACTTTTGGCAGTCTGACAGACATTTACAATCCGTGGTCTATTATCAATTTGCTGGATACGAGACAATTTCGGCCATACTGGGCAAATACCAGTTCTAACAGTCTGGCCGGGAAGCTTTTGCGTGAGGGGAATAAAAAAGTAAAGCAGGAATTTGAACGGATGTTGCAAGGGGGAATCCTAAAGGCGCAGATAGACGAACAAATTCTATATGACCAGCTTACAGGAAAAGAAAGTACTATCTGGAGCCTCCTGCTGGCAAGCGGCTATCTGAAAGCGGTTAGGACGGAATTTGTAGAGCGCACAGGGAGGGTTTATTATTATCTAGCATTAACAAATAAAGAAGTGAAGATTATGTTTGAAGGGATGATTCAAGACTGGTTTACAGAATACAGTGATAGTTACAATGATTTCATTAATGCACTTTTAGTAAATGATTTGAAGGCAATGAATGTATATATGAACAAAGTAGCATTGGCAACGTTTAGTTATTTTGATACTGGGAAAAAGCCCTCAGAGGAAGAGCCTGAGCGTTTCTATCATGGTTTTGTCCTAGGGTTGATGGTGGATTTGACTGACCGATATATCCTGACTTCGAACCGTGAAAGTGGTTTCGGACGGTATGATGTGATGCTGGAGCCTAGGGAAAAAGGCGATGATGCAATCATTCTGGAGTTTAAGGTGCGGGATTCAGAGGATGAGAAGGAACTTTCTGATACTGTGCAGGAAGCTTTAAAACAGATAGACAGGAAACAGTATGAGGTATCGTTGATAGAGAAGGGAATCCCTAAAGAGAAAATTCGGAAGTATGGGTTTGCGTTCCAAGGGAAACAGGTATTGATTGGGGGCGGTCAGTATGAGGCTGTATAGAAACAAGCGCATTTGCAAAACGAAGAGATGTAGGATGTGGTATAGAAAACGGTATGAAATGGAGGTAGGATGATGAGGAAGCCATTGCCGGTAGGTGTTGACAATTTCGAGAAGATAATAAGAGATGGCTATTGTTATGTCGATAAGACTATGCTGATTAAGGAATTACTTGATTTGAAAGGGGAAGTGAACCTATTTACACGTCCAAGACGTTTTGGAAAAACATTAAATATGAGTATGCTCCGATATTTTTTTGAGGATACCGGGAACGAAAAAAGAAATGAGCAAAATAGAGAACTTTTTCAGGGGATGAAGATTATGGAAGCCGGGGAAAGCTACACAAACCAGATGGGAATGTATTCTGTGTTTGAGCTGACTTTGAAATCGGCGAAACAGGAAAACTACGATATGGCTTATTACATGATACAAAATGCAGTTAGCACGGAGTTTGAAAGGCACAGGAGCATTATAGAAGTCGGGAAAGAATGTCTATCCAACAAAGAATATAAAGAGTATACTGATATTGCGGAGGGGCAGGGTGAGGAAAAAGCAATAAGAAATTCTTTGCGGCTTTTCTGCCAATGTATGTACAAAATTACTGGCAAGAATACAGTTATTCTAATTGACGAGTACGACGTGCCATTAGAAAATGCATATTTTAGAGGCTTTTATGAAAAGATGGTCAGCTTTATCCGTTCGTTGTTTGAAGCTGCCTTAAAGACAAATCAGTATTTGCAGTTTGCGGTTATTACTGGGTGCCTGAGGATTTCAAAAGAGAGTATATTTACCGGGTTGAATCATCTGAACATTATTTCTGTGCTTGATAAAAAGTACAGTGAGCATTTTGGATTTACAGAATCAGAAGTGAGCCAAATGATGTCCTATTATGAAGTAGAAAGCCGCTTTTCGACAATGAAAGAATGGTATGACGGATATTTATTTGGAGATACAGAGGTTTACAACCCGTGGAGTGTTATTAAGTTTTTATATGATTTATATTCGGACGTCAACGCATTTCCGCGTCCATATTGGATTAATACCAGTTCAAATGATATTATTAAAGATATGATAGCCAAGGCTGATAGGGAAACGAAGGGGCAGATTGAAGCGCTCTTGAGCGGAAAGACTCTTGATATCCAGGTTCATGAGGAAGTCACTTATGGGGACATGTACAGCAGTGATGAGAATTTGTGGAATTTTCTTTACTTTACGGGGTATCTGACGAAGGAAAGCGAATATTTCGAAGAGACATCAGTTTTTTTACGGGCACGAATTCCGAATATAGAAGTGAAGACGGTCTATCAGAACACGATTCTTAATTGGTTTAAGAATACAATAAAGAAACAAAACTTTCATGATTTGTACCAGGCACTGGAAGATGGAAATGCGAAGAGGATGACAAATATACTGACTGAGCAGCTTGCTTATACCATTAGCTTTTACGATAGCGCAGAAAATTTTTATCATGGATTTCTTACTGGCATTTTAAGTCAGAGTGAAAATTATCTGGTTAAATCCAACCGGGAATCGGGGTACGGGAGGTCTGATATTATGGTGAGAAGCCCTTCTTTGCGGGGCAGGTCATTTGTTCTGGAAGTCAAGGTATCAGATTCTATTGATGATTTGGAGAGCGATGCAGAAAAGGCATTGCAGCAGATATATGAAAAAAGATATAGGGAAGAGCTTCGCACAGAGGGGTATCGGAACATAGACTGTTATGGGGTGTCGTTTTTCCGGAAAGACTGTGAGGTACGATTTGGGAAAAAGGAAGCACTTTGCTAATTCGCTAAAAAAAAGGCAGACTAGCCTATACGCTAATCTGCCTTCTTATTTGCCCCGACGCTATATTTCTAGCACGGTCTGTATTATTCAGTCTCTTGGGTATCCGTAGTAGAATCGTCTGGAGCAGGTTCGTCGTCCGTATAGTTTGTAGCGTCGATAGAATAATCAACGACCTGTACTACGATGAAATCTTTTTTTGCATATCCGTCCTCATTCAGCATTTTTTCGATTCTTGCATCAAGCTGTTCTTTTGTCTCGATTTCGACCGGAGTAACAACCCCGTCGACAGTAGTTGTCAAATACTTATACAAAGACTCATAGTTGTTCCGGTGAGAAGTTACAATCATAATTCTATACATATTATTCCTCCTGGTGAAAAGTGTGTCCAGCAAACAATGAAATTTGTACGCATGGATTACTGGAATGTGAATAGGTACAAAGGTGAAACAAAAAACATCCGCCACCTATTGTAGATACCGGATGATTGTATGCTATTATTTATGGAACTTATGTGTGTTTCTTCTGAGAAGGGCATATCTCATGAAGAGGGTCATACCAGAGAATATGAAACATTCTTCCTCTGCGAATTCCAATAATGCGCAAAAGGTTTCTAAAAGCAAATGAGAACATGCTGTCGCTGTCATCTTCCATATGTTTTGCTTTTAGTCTGTCTTGCGCATCTTTAGACATTTTCTCGTAATCTATTAAATGATGCTTTGATTTCCCATTATCATGTGTTTGTTTTTTGATGTCAGCCCAAGTCATATTTGAATAATGAATCATCTTTTCAAGAACTTCTTTATGTTCAAAATCATCCCGGGATAAATCAAATGCAAACTTACCTGAACGGTCTATATCTGTAAATACCCATACGGGACACTCTCTATCAGTGTTTTTGATTTCGCCTGATATCTTCTTTTCATGGCGCTTTCTGTTTTGTTTTAAAATTTTCTTTGCCATAGATTATAAGCTTCCATAGTATTCCCCCATAGAAGATTTAGTGATTACGTTCTGGCATCGTGCACCATCCGGTAAATCACCTCTTGCATCTTTCCAGGGCGATTCTTCATGAGTCTGTTCCCTTAAGTCATAAGGTTCTCTGCCTGCGTATCCATTAAGGACGATATCAATTGATTCTTTTTCGTCGTCGTTCAGGCTGTTATCGTCTCCTTTAATGATATCTTGTATATCAACAGAGAATTTCCCCTGATGCGCATGGAATAATTCAGGGCATACCGGGCCATTTGACCACGCCTGAAAATCTTCTGCGAAGATGGGATTACCTGTCCACGCAAGATGCCACGCCTGTGCATAGTAACACAACTTTTGGAGTTTCCATGTGCTCATTTTCCCACATTGACAAAGGATGTATTTTGCTACATCAAATACACATGCCATGATTCTCGACTCCTTTCAGAATTGATATCGTATATCTGTTCTGCTTTTAGTATATGCGTATACTTTAACGCTGTCAATACGTGAAATAATATTCCTGATTCTACCACAGAGAGCCGTTCTGAGAGGTTTTATAAGCCTATATAGGCATTTTTATGCCTCTGATACAATTCCCATTATCTACATACAAATACGCGTAAATGAGGCGATTATAGCGTTGGTGTAGTAAACTGCAATTCATTCCAATGATTTTCTTACTATTATAGCTGTTTCCACAAGGCCGTTTTTGTTGTAACCTTGTTTTGGCAATCCCACGATGTCGTAATCAAATTTTCTAAAACTGTACATTGGAGGTAGATATTTATGAAACCATTGAAAAGCAAAATTAGCATCACTATAGATTCAGATATAATTTTAATACTAAGAGACCTCGCAGAAGAGGACGACCGTCCTCTTAGCCAGTACATTAATCTGGTTCTAAAGAAGTATATCAAAGAGCTGAATGAACATAAAAATACAGAACGTAATTCATAAAAGGAATGGCAGGGGCGGTAATGCCGCCCCTTCTCCTCATACTGCTTTTATCCGGTATTTATCTTTAATTACAACCGGAAGCCAACCGGATTTAATTTGAATCCAGATACTTCCGTCCCAAGCGGTGGTGACTTTCTTAACCTCCACCACACTTCCTTTTTTGAGCTTGGCTTTATTCCCAGACAGGCGGCAGCACTTTTTCTTTGCCGACGCGGAAAGCTGTGTATACTTCACATACCCCGCCTGCTGGGATTTGGTTGAAACGCCGTCCCGGATGGCGATATCCTGTGTCAGCGTTACCTTCATGCCGGGTTTCAGCTCCGGTTTTTTCATTGCTTTTTCTACGTCTTTCCTAAACCCGTCCATAGTCAGGCCGAAGCGTCTCCAAACATGGTCGGGGTCACCGTGGTTTGAAGATAACCCCGCCAGATTCCCCTCGTAGTGGGAGGAAATCAAATACATCCCGTTTGGCAGCTTCGCCCGTGGATTCCAGCCGTATCTCTCACAGATGGATGCACACAGTTCCACCGCCGTCTGATAGCCACGCAGGATATCCGCTTTAAATTTCCCTGCATCCAGAACATTGTAGTTTGCCCCGCCTGTATACCGGATATAATCGGATTCGCAGATTTCAAATGTAATCAGGTTATTGTTCCCCCATCCGGCATCCGCCCAACTGCGGTAATCTTCCGGAAGAAGCTGCAAAACTTTTCCGGGGGTGTCGCAGTCTACGACGTAATGCACACATGCTGATACTGCCCCCTGGTTCCAGTAATCTGCTACGGACTGGGCTGTTCCCTGACCTGTGCCGATAGTGTGGAGCTGAATACCGATTTTTTTACAGCGCGTCCCTGTTTGATAGCACCTGTTCCTTGTAAGATAGTTCTTTTTAATATTTAATGTCATACGATTCTCCCTTCTTGCTGCATTTTTGCAGCACTAAAAAAACACCGCCCATTTCTGAGCGGTGCTGTTTTGCAGATACTCTTGTCGTATCATATACATTTATGCTATACTGTTTCCGTTGTCATACCCAATCCGGCAACGGAAAGGGGGTGTGTCCATTGACAGAGTTTGTTATTTCCTTTTTATCCGCTGTCATGGTTAATGTAGCCTGCCACTACATTATCAAATGGTTAGACAACGGTAATAATGACAACTAACCTCGGTCTTGTCCCTCCGTAAAGGGATAAAGAAAACCCCGGAAGTGCCTTTCCGGGGTTTTTGCTTTGTGTATCCATGACAGATTACTGTCATTTCCTTTTGCCTATTGGCATTATAGCATATGCATTTCACGTTTGCAATATGCTTTTTGCTGCTTTCCCGGATGTGAAATTCCCGTCCCTACTCTTCCAGCTCCGGAAGCCCCGCTACCGATGTAAGCATCGACACTACGCCAGCCAGTACAGAAGCAGATAACACATACTTCCAGTCAACCGCCCCCATAGCTGCGGCCGTTCCTATTCCCGCAACCGCCGCCTGTGCTACGGTCTTCACTGCTCTAATTCCTGCTGCCTTTACCCATTTTTCAAAATTCCTATTCTTCATAATAGTCTCCTTTCTTGTTTGCCAGGTGTAAATCCTGGATTTCTTTGTACATTTTTGTTATCATCCCGTTGCCGCCCAACTCATGGTACGCCTCGTACATCTCCACGAAATTTTGGTAGGCATAAGATGGAATATCACCTTTCGCCATATATTTATCGTGGTATTCAATGAGCTGCACACGCAGCAGGAGCATAGTGCCCATACTATTTGCGTCTCTGTCCCGTTTCTGCCTTTTCAGAATCCATACGATATAACCCAATATGATGGGCAGAGTAATGGTGTATGTCTGTAATAAAACGGTTTCCATTTTTCTTCCTCCCTGATATTTGTTGATTAAGTAATTACTGCCGAACAGCTTGTACTCATGCCGTTCGAAGTGGTTCCTGTAACTGTCACATTACCGCTTTTATGCCCTAAGACGTTTACGTATACGCTACCTGTTATGTTGTCTCTTGTCCGAACGGAGCAGCCTGTTACGCTAGCTATTGTGGTGTTACTACTTACCCAGGTGATATCGTTTACATTTTCTTCCAAGATTTCTTTAGATGTCATTTTTGAGGAGTCCAGCGTCAGTCTGGCTATAAATGTTATTGTCTGCCCTACTAGGCCAGTAATTGGTGGCTTGGACAGCAGCTTGAACTCCACGGGCTTCGCATAAAGCACCTCTTTTGCTAACTGCTTTACCATTGCTTCCAAACTTTCTATCCGGTCAGGTACATCCCCCAGCCCAATATTTTCTTTTGTAATATTGACATCACCATTTCTATAATCTTCTTCCGCTTCGCCTTTAACACCGGTTACTTGTGTTCCCGCTAGACAATCCCAGTAGCCGTCAGCGGTGTAGTATACGTTTGTACCGGCGGGGCATTTGTGCCCAGCCCCCTCTTTGAATGTATTGTCGGTAACAAACCAATCCGTAATGTTGTACATATATCCAGCTTGCTTCGCCACAGTAGATAACTGATAGAATGCAATTGTACCCATTGGGATTAACGCACCTTGAAGCCCTTGGGATATCCTCTTCGCCTGTTCGTAGTAATATTTCGAGTTATCGACATTTTCATTTGGCCGTGCCTCAGTCCCTCCGCGGGCAAAACTTTCTGATAGCGTCATATAGCGTTCAGCCTCTTCAACACTCTCAGAAGCTTCGTTTGCTTTCGTGGATGACAAGACTTCAGAAGCTTTTGCATTGAGGGCGGACGTATTGGCGGCATTCGCCTTAATTGATGCCTGCTGATAGTAATACTTTGCGTTGTCAGCATCCTCTCCATCTCTTGTCCCGGTGCCGCCTTCCGTGTAGCTTTGGGCTTTTATGGCGGAATCAGAGGCAGCGTTAGCGGACTCGGAAGCAGCAGAGGAGAAGTCGCGGCATTCTTCGAGGACTTTGGTAATAGATATGTAATCATATGATTCTGTATAGACGAAGTTAGAAGGTTTTGGTTTTCTACGCACATTTATTCGGAAGCGGCACAGGCATCGGCTTTCGCCGTCTTTTTCAACGTTTACATATCCAATGATGGGATAAGGCTGCGTTAATAAGAAATTGGGGATTTTTACCTTGAGACGGCCATTTTCATAAGAAGAGTCTTTGACGACAAGGGCTTCATTCAATGTCTGGTTGAAGAAATGTACGGGATAAGCTTTGTCGATGATATCTTCGATTAGGCGTATGTGTACGTCGCTATCCCATTGGACTAAATCGGACAGCGGGCTGTTCTCAGTATCATATACGGTTATTTCTTGCATTTATTATTATCCTTTCTTTGGCATTAAAAAGGAGCTGGCGGATATGCCAGCTCTTATGGTTTTAGGGCTTCAAAATAGTGAGATTTATGGTATACTGTGTCTATCTGTAGTAGTATAGGTAGAAAAGGAATTATTGTTCCGATGGAAATAACTCGTTCGATTTATCGGTTCATGACCTGCTGAATTACGGCTCCTTTATAATCATTTGGTACATTTGCCAGAATTAATGCTTTTTCCAATGAGAATCCTTCGGATAAAAGGTTACCTATAAAAACTACAGCATTATTGATAGTTGTTTCCTTGGCAACTTCCTTGGCAACTTCCTTGGCAACTTCCTTGGCAACTTCTTTAGCTGTTTCTTCTCTCATTTCCTCTAATATTCTACACATAGAAGCCACTCCTTTCTCTTCTTCTTTGAAATATTTTATTCTATCCTTCAGGATAGGGCTGTTAATGTTCGCGATATTGCTACAAGAAAAGTCATGCATTAATCTGCTCAAATCGGTATCTTCATTTTTTAGTTCGCCATTCACATAGATAATATGTGAATCGTCGTTGAAAGGCATATCAATTTCTCTGACCATTCTATCAATATGATAGATAGGTTTATTATATCCTAAAATATCTTTTTCTGTAATAAAAATCACATAAGTCTCACGCAGGTTCTGATAATCATCTCCAGGGCTTAATATATTCGCATCTAAGATGCTGCTGTTGTATCTGGCTCTTCTGGGGCAAGCTCCTTTGTCGGCTCTTTGAATTTCGATATCATATTCTTCGCCTGATATGCTTCGGGCGTATATATCCAGGCAAATGGAATGCCCATGAAGATTTTTAAAATTATGCTGTGTTTTCACATCTTTTATAATTAAATCATTTCTGTTTAAAATAGTCTGTAGTAAAAACTGTGAGCAAGCCTTGTCTTCGAAGACTACGCTCATGAAATCGTCATCCATGAGGCGGAGCTTCTGGATTCTCTGTAAGTCTTTTTCATGTTCTAAGTCTGATTTGCTGTTGTAATTTGTTTTAGGCATCTTATTGCTCCTGATTTTTTCATCCCAATACTGAGGGTAGAAGAGATAGTATCTTGTTGGTTTATATAATTATACCATTATAGTTCTATGGATGCAATTGTAAAATGAAAGCCACCTTTGGTTGGTTACTTTGGGGCTTTCATCTTACGTATGATTTAATATAGAGTTTTGTGGTGAGGGGGGTAGTGTTAGCACTTATGGGGTAGTGATATAGTCACAAAGTCCTTGTATATCTTTGCACATGCTGCTTCCTGTTTCATATGTAATTTCTACAGAATTAGCTTTTGATGTATCTAACACAATAACTTTTGTTGCATCATGCTGATAATTTATCTCATCTATGCGATTGCGATTATTATCATATTTGATGATATGATATGCCACTAATGCAATGAGAGGTGTATTTGAATAACTCTCGAAAAGATGTAACATCCCATCATATGTGATACTGTCGTATTCTACTTTAATACGCATTGGTTTCCCAGTGTTATCCATCAAGTCGTCCCAAAGGTATAGGTTACCAGTTTCCATTATATGAAGCTTATCTAATAGAGGGATTCTGCGGTTACCTGTAGCCAAAAGCCCTAAAAGGTAAGCCATGACGACTGAACATAGAGCAATCCCGACCATATCAACCTCATAGGAAATGCTAAAAGGTATCATACGTGCAATATGCAATATGATGTATCCAACGACTAGAGATTCCACTAGTATATGTTCAACATCGGATGAATTTTGCTTTAACGCGACAGAGTGAAAGGTTTTGCAAAATAGATACCCAATAACAATATAGGTGATTATCTCAGGCAAATATTTAATTAGTGATTCGATTGAGCAGTTCCTCCTTCATTAGTATTTTCTCCGGATTTAGGTGCAGGATGCGCAGGCCTTCTGGAGAATATATGATTTGTTTTCGGTTGATTGTGTTTTTCTTTGGCAGTCATGTCTCGTGCAGTGTTGATAATATTAGTTTTTCTCATTGTAAATACCTCCTATTTTTTGGTATAAACAGTATAGCATAGAAAAATAAATAATATCAATAAATACACCATATATCGTTTTGGAATGATATATGGTTAAATAGCGGACAGGTGTTTATTAATAATGCGCTCTTTTATCTTAAGCTATTTCACTGTTATATCTTTCAACTGCCCAAGCTATGCCAGACTTTTTTGAATCAGCCCTGTATGTTTCTTATTTATTATGCCGGCCATTATTTTTGCCACATCTCTCAGAAGCACATATGAGTTTATATAATGGATTTTCGACCAATTGTACAAAGCCATCATTTGCTATGGAAAATGATAAAGCAATGATTGAGATTATATCGTTAGATGTAGTGTTTCGGTGATTTATTATGTAATTGATGCCTATAATAGAGAAAAGAGTGAAAGTGCATAAGAAAAAGACTTCCAGTAGAAATTTTAATTTTTGTTTGCTTTTTGTTGACTTTCCAGAATCAGAAATCCGTATGTTTACGGCATTATAGATATCGTTAAGCATTAATGTGATTACGAATCCAAATGCGACTATATTGACAATAGACATTATGGTAGTTAAATCGTCGGGGTTGTTATCAGATAAGTATGCCCGTCCGACAGCTACCATAATACCAATTGTAAGTGTTAATAGAGAGTTGTGCTGTTGATTTTTTGGGAGTTGGCTCATACTATTTATTTTCCATTCTGGCTATTGATGTTAATAAAACAGACAATCCGTCAATAAATGAATCGATTAACAATCTTATTTTGTTTCTTGATAATTCTTTGAAGTCGCTTCCGCAATACATAGAATCCAAGTATAAAATTTGATTTGATTTTTCGTTTACAGTAAAGGTTCCGCTTTTGATTAGTTCATTAACTGAATTAACAAGTTTGTAAAAAGGATTTACGTCTTCTCCTTTTTTAAAACGATATATATTTCCAGCCAAAATAGTAAGAGAATAATCTTTAATGTTGAGATACATTAGCACAGGAATTATATCTAATTTTTTCAGATTACCCGTTGCAGGGATACAAACAATGTAGTTAATATCGTCATCATTTAAATTAATAGATTTATAAGAATAGTTTAAAGAGCGCAAGATATCTTCAAAAATAGTCACTGTCTTATCAAAGTCGTCAATATGGTTAGTCATAAAAAAAATTCCTCAATTCTTCTAAAAGTATTTTATCCTCACGGAATAGCAAAACACGTATAACTTTTTTATCTATGCTTAATCGCATATTAGTATTTTCATAAATAGCGGTTCTTTCGTTAATCAGTATATTGCTCAAATTAAACGTATGTATTAGTTGCGATTTTTTGGCTTCTGTGAGAATACGAAAAACATAAGAATTACTCATTATCGTTTCCTCCAGATTCTAAATAAGTACTATATATGTCTCTTAAATCCTCAAACTCACAAATGGATTTAATCGTTAGGCTATTGGGATAGTTGTTTTTAAATTTGGTAACTATTTCTTTATCGTGAATAGGCATTCCTTTATGTTGATTTAACAATTTTAAAGTTCGATAAATATCTGCTGGATTGTTGTTTGCGCAATAAACGCTAATTACTTTTTTATCTTTTTTATCTTGCTTTGCCAACAGTTCTTCAAGACCGGCTCTTTCTGCGAGCGATGTCTGAAGCATATCTTGCAGTTCTTCCTGTGTCATTTTAGCACTTTCCTTTAGTTCTAATTTTCATAACTCATTTAATATTTTATTCAAAAATGATATTATCATGTATTTGTTAAAAAGGGATTCCGTTTGAGTTAATAAAAAGCTATTAAGTAGGAAGAAAATTTTAAGTATTGTGAAATAAGTGTAACGCATACTATAAAAATAATTACAAACAATAAAATAGTAATAATTTGGTTCTAAAATACATAGACTTGTATAATCATTGTTCTAATACCTGTGAACTATCGGTTGTTTAAAGCCAGTGGAATTGTGCTATCTTCCTTTATAAAAATCACGCCAAAGCAGAGTGCTTCAGCGTGATTTTTTACCATCTTCTATCTTCATAAGGTGTAGACTCAATACCATTAGATTGTAAATTTTCAACCATACGGTCAAGTTTCCCTCTCCACATTTTCTTGAACCATTCCGTGTGTCCAAACCATTTTACAAGAGTAGGGCTAATTGCGTAATAAGTTTTAATAAATGCTCTTCCATGCCATGTTTCAGCAAGGGTGTAGTCACGATAACGACGAAGCGTCCAAACCTGAGGACAATCATAAGAACCATAGACAGCAGTAGCTACGTAACATCCATTATTGGTTGTTTGAGCTGTTGACATTTTCTTTATAAGTTCTTGAATGTAAATGTCATTATGCTTTGCGCCGAGTTGTCTGAGTTGTGTCACAAAGGCGTTTTTTGTGGCGGTGAACAAATTTATCTGCCAATTGTTTCCACCGACTGAATAACCAGCTTTTGTATCATAAACATAATTTATTGAGGACATTTTAAGTATTGCATCACTGATTTTAGTAAGGACGGCCTCTTTATCCTCGTCCGTTACTTCATAGTAATCATTGATAACAGAAATTGAATTATTGAGTACTGTAAACTTCTGCTGCCTTTTATAGTAATCAGAATCAGTAAGAGCTAACATAGCTTTGCCATATGCGCTAAAGAATACGGCTTCTATATTATCGGGAGAATTTTGCTCGACCATATTATAATATTTTTCTACTTCTTCCCAATCTTCTTTATCAAATGCACGACGTGCATTTAAAAGATATTTTTGTACAAAAGATGAATTATCAATTTGAACGGTACCTTGGATATCAACATTACCCTCAATCATCATTTTCTTTGCTTCTTCAACGGAATATTTCATACCACAGTTTTGGCATACAAAGACGCCATCCTGCTTCATGAGGTCAGTTCCGCCACACATTTCACAAGTTGGTTGTTTCATTTTTACCCCCTCCAATTTTATTTTAATCTATATTATCTACATTATATAACAATATTCGACAATTGAGTAGATAGAACATAAGTTTATAAATTACAATATGCAGAGGATATATTTTGACTAGATATAATGTTTAAAGATACAATATTTAATGCATCTATTTAATAATAGCAGGAAATGAAACATAATTAAAATGGCGGCGGGAATTGTTATGACATACCTGCCGCTTCTATACACTTCAAAAAGAAAGGAGTTCTTTGTATCCGAAGAACGTGTTTAGTTTATCATTCTGATGCTGATACAGATACAGCATTTGCGTTTATGACCATATCATCAGGGTTCCCAGGATATTCGTCAGATACAGGAGCAGAATCGCTTCCTGATACGCTACCCCTCTGTCTCATCATTTCCAGTTCTAAACCTCTTTCCACAGAATACATACCAATGTCATACTGTTGTATCTGCCAACAATTGTAGATATATTCTTATCCTCTTTCGGGTTAAACAAATATTCCGCGATTATTTTGGGGAGGTTAAAAAGAGACGCCAATATAGTAACAAATGAAGAAATTACAGCAGTGGTAGTTCCTGTGACATCACCCGTCTGAGCAATTTTATCTTTAGCCAATTTTTGACTTGACTACTTGACTGCTAAAGAAGATATCTTTATTGCCAGTGGTGGGAAGCGATTGCAAAGGGTGCAAGTCCCTGAGTTTCTGCTGTAGATTCCATACGAGAGATACTAAAAGACATCCTTCCGGATATTGACTTGAAATCCTTGCGGGAGGAGCGACTGGTCAGACATGAAGAATTAGCCCCTGTAATGTGCGGGCAACATGCCTAATTCGCTTTAGGATTACTAAACTTAACGACAATTTGTTGTCGAGTTTGCTTAGCAGGGGATAGATGTGCATTCATTGAAGCCAATCATAGTATTATATAATTGAGAAAGAGCAGGAGAGTAAGCCCTGCTCTTTAGATTCTGTCTATGCACTTTCATTATTATTTGATGTGTCTTCAGGTTCATTTGCAGATTCGTGCTCTGTCTTTTTGAAATCCAGAGTCCATTGTCTTCCTGTTGTGTCATGTTCCTGCGTATGTAAGATAATGTCAGTAGTATTTTTATCTTCTTTTGCACTGAAGAGATATTTGGTAATTGAGATAGGTATGGCAATTATTACTGACACAAGTATTTTATCGGCTCCTAATTAAAGCTAATTGTAGGACGTATCACCTATTAATTTTTGAACTAAATCGTGTGCAAAATAATCTTGAACGCAATTAATAAATTTCTTTTTGTTAACTGGAGTCGAAAAGACATCAGGAATACTGTCTAATGAATTTATATATTTTTTTAGGCAAGGGAAATTAATAAAAACACTAATAATATCTCTTAATATTCGGTTGTCAACTTTTTCACTACAAAGTATCATATCTATGATTCTAAGACAGAGGGCGTCTATTCCAATCCAGTCCTTGCATTCATCGTATCTTCCTGTAGAAATATTTATTATAATATTAAATATTTCGGGCAGACCTTTAAATGTTTTATCATCTTGTTCCCAATCCCAATTGATTTGTTTTGAATCATAACTATCCATGATAGTAAAAAACAAAGAAGTATAGTATCTTCCGTGATTAATATTTACAGAATACGCTTTAAGTGCACTTTTGATTATTAATGAGAGGATATTTTTCATTTTTTTGTCATATGACATATTCGTTACGTCATATGCAATATCGTAATATGGCTTTAGATTATATGGATAAGATGTGTAGTAGAAGCTGTTGGCTATTTTTAAGCTCGAGATTTCATTTACCTCATTAATAAGTTGGTTATTAATTTTTATGCCAATTCCTTTAAACAAGGTCTGCTCTAAATATAGGTCTATTATTGATTTGTCCGTAAATCCTACTCCAAAAACAGGAAGTTCTTGTCCCGATGATTGGAGATTAAATGAACCCAAATCGCCTCTTGAAACTACAGCATTAAAAAATAAGCCATGTGCGCATAAGGACTCCCTCAAATAAATTAAATAATCCAGAAGCCGCTCTAAGTCCCTGGAAAAAGCGTAAACGGAGTCACTAAACAAGCCTACTTCGCCAAGCCCGCTTAAAAAAATAGTTCCTTTTTCGACTTCTGAATAAAAGATGTTAATATTTTCTTCATATTCACAAGCATCGTCTTTAAAATTTTTTGTTCCTAATAAATCAAAATATGAAATATATCCCATATCAACACCTCTGTTTACTTAGAAATTAATTTAAAATAGTTAAATGAGCCGTTTAATGCTAAAAACACACTGCTGTCTTCTACGAAATAGCAATCAGAGAGTTCAACGGAGCCCTTCTTTATAGCTACCAATGAGGGGAAGTCGACATTGTTTTGCTTACAGAAAGCTGGAATTACATCACTGATTTGCATCCGTACAGTTTTATCAAATTTGCTATATTGATTGTTTGGGTCAAACATTGTATAATTTTCTAGTAATTCTATTTCAACGAAGAGTGTTTTAATAATTAAATTCCAGTAATCCTCTAGTAGAAAATGAATTAAATCATCCAAGCTTATGCTGTTATTGCAACAGTGTTCTAAAACTAGAGGATAGGATAATGATAGATAGCTTGTTTTATTCAATTCTGTAATATTACTTCCATAATATTTTTGGATAATTTTATTATCATTATACTTGAGGTTTAAAATATAATCTTTTTTTTCTTTAGAAAACTTCTTCCTTTCGGATAAATTATTGCTTAACTTAAAGTATCTATAAAAGATGATATCTAACATAATAGATGATAGAATGTACTCTAAGTAATTTAAATGCGTTTCAATGTTGATATCAAAATCCTTCTGTGGGTCATATTTCCATTTGGTTTTTTCTCCGAGTTTATATTTATGAGATGTAATTGATAATGAAATTAAATGACTTATATCACTGCTGTTGTGTTTGTATGCGTCAATTATTTTGTTGTAAATATTATTGTATTTTATATCGTTATGTTGCACCAAACATAATCGGATATTATGATATTCAGTAACTACTTTTTCATAATTAGAAACAGAAGTACATTGAATCTTAGAAGGACATTGAGTTTCGCCTATTTTTTCGCTTATCTGCTTGATAAAATGGTTAACACTATTTACTATTTCCTTCAAATCTGGGGATAACCTCATTATAGAGCGTATATTTTTTAAATCATCAGTTTTTAGTTCATTGGGGTATAGAAAAAGCATTTTTCTTTGGTTTTTCTCTGTCATAAATACGTTCACCTACCATATATTTTTTTACATTATATAACAAAGAATAGCATTAGTCAACAATATAAAAATCCTTTTCCTAATCCTTAGTCATAAAGTTTATTAAAAAATTGAATATATTTTGACACATCATTTAATCAATATGGTTAGTATATGCTTATTCAAATATCAGTATAAATATGTTAAAAATGTGACTATTTCAAGCGTGAAATAAACTGACGAAGCGGCAGCATTTGTTCTTTGTCTTGCGATAGTTATTTAGGGATGCAAGTGCAACATGCTCGTAGTGCTGGGATTTAGGATACTACCTGGTCTACAGTATCTTCTCTAAGGATACTATAGAATTTCACGTTTCCGTTAACCAGAACGGACTTGAAATCAATAGTACATTCTACGAAAAGTAGGATTCTTCGTTACCGAATACGGTAACAAGAGTGGAATGAAAGGTGGTTGAGCCATAGCATTTAAGCTATGGCTCAATTTTTGTTTCAAAATTCAGTCGACTTCCATTCGTTGATATAGCGGGTGATTCGGGTATAGTTGCAGTAATTAATAGAGAGCATCAGCACTATGTGGTACTTATGCTCTTTGGGTCGCGTAGACAACATATCTAACTTGCTTCTGTAGAAGTAACTTCATCAGGAACGGCTTCACTAGGAATAGGTTCTGCAGAGGTAGTTTCATCAGGAGCAGTGCCGCTAGGGTTATGCGTTAACCGTTCTTTGTATCTATGTCCATAGAGGGCTGTGTCATACCTTTGCAGATTATTTATTATTTCAACCATACTTTTTTCTTCCTTTATGTTGAATAGATATTTCGCAATAATTTTTGGTATTATAATAAATGAAGTAGTGAGCGATACAAGTGGAGGAATAAAAGTCGCTATTAAATCCAAGACAGCTTGACTATCTAATGTCTTGTTGGTTTTAATTATATTCAAAACGCTATAAAAAGAATCGTTAAATATAAAAACCATTTTCAACCATATGTATATTGCAACTATAAAAAATGTAAATTTAAAAAGGACTTTCAAATATATGTTTATTCTTGTAGTATTTTCATATATTTTTAGTAAGTTCGTATATACCGCATTGTGCTTGGGAAGTTCGCAGTAAGCATCTTCCGGTTGCGTCAGAGCGTCATCTCTGATTGGGATTTCGCTAACACCACTCGTTCCAGCCAACGACCTAAGCATAACAACCCACCTCGTACATTCTTTTCAAAACAGATTTTCTAGGAGCTTTAAATGTATCTGAAAGATAATCCAGAATGAATATAGGGTTGTTACTCTTAGCTCTTGCCTTATTATATTCTTTTAAGAAGGCATCCTTTGGCATAAGTAAGCTGGCTGCAAAGGCATTTGCACGCTTTTCTGCTTCTGCACTATGACTATTTTTCTTATATGTATTATAGTACACTTCAGACGTATGGTCATAATCAAACAGATAATGCGCCAATTCATGGGCAATAACAAATCTTTGTTGGTACGGATGTACTTTTCTGTTTGTAAAAATAATGTGGTCTGTCTTAAACTTTTTTATGTACTTTTTATTGATACCAATACAACCGGATAAAAACCACAGCAAATCTTGCTGGAATGTATCAAATCCCATCGCTTTTGCGATAGACACTACTGGTGTAATACAAGAATTTCTATCATCAGTGGTGTCTGGCATGGCAGATAGGATTTCTGATGCCAGATATTCCATATCAGAAGCATAATAAATCTTATTGTTGTATTGGCGTTCTTGCTTGATTTTATCAGTAATACTTTGTATGCTTTTTCTCATCTTCTTTTTCCCCTCAATTGTAATGCCCGTCATGCTACCACCATAACTCTCTTTGGTTAATTTAAAATGCTTATATATATGTAAATCATAAATCATCGCATTAAAACTCCCTGCATACTTGATAACACTATTATACAAGGCTTGTACAAAATGATAAATACCCCAGTTAACGCAAGTCATGCCATGATTCATGTTTGCAGATGCCAAGACTAGGCAGCAATCTTAAAAATATTACATTTGACACTAATATAGTACTAAAAAAGTGTAAGTTTGTCAACATTAGACATATTTTCGTGGCTGTGTGAGTTTATGACATAATACTGGAAAACTCAGTCGACTTCGATTCGCTGATATTGTGAGCAATGTCTTTGGGAAAATGCGGTACACTCAGCTTAACAAAGACACTGGTGTTATGATTCGGTTTATTTTTAAGTGGTTATCTTCAGACTCCACGTTTGTCTGCTTATTGTGAACTACCCACGAGCTAAAGCTCGATGGGCTTCCTGCTTCATCGACCTCGCAACCTACTATCTCCACAGGCGTTAATTCCGATAGTTCCTACCGTACTCAATATATCTAAGCTACATCGAGTAGTCTTAACCCTTCATTAAGAATATTGATAGCGGCATTAATATCACGGTCATGTACATTTCCACATTGAGGGCACGTCCATTCCCTGACAAATAAATTTTTCGTTTCCTCATTAACATACCCACAAATATTACACGTTTGGCTTGATTTAACAAATCGTCCAATTTTCACATACTGGCGATTATTCCAATCAGATTTATACTGTAATTGTCGTGTCAGTTCATGCCAGCCACAATCAGAAATTGCTTTTGCAAGAGTATGATTCTTTACTATATTACTTACAGCCAAATCCTCAGTCACTATCGCTTGGTTTTCGCTTACTAGCTGACTGGATATTTTATGTAAGTAATCTTTTCTGGTGTTTGAAACCTTTTCGTGTATTTTCGCTACTTTAATTCTCTGTTTGTTCCAATTTTTACTACCTTTTACTTTATGAGATAATTTCTCTGTTCCTTTGCCAATTTATCTTCATATTTCTTAGTTAGTCTCTTGTTATCAAATTTCTGTCCATTGGAGGTAACAAGTAAATCCTTAATACCTAAATCAATACCAACTATACAATCAGCGGGTTCCATTTGTATATGTCCTGTTTCCACAAGGATAGATACAAAATATTTTCCAGATGAAACCTGTGAGATAGTAGCAGATTTTATTTTACCGTCAAATTTTCTATGCAGTTTTGCTTTTACCAATTTAAGTTTTGGAAGTTTGATTTTGTTTGAATCAAACAATACAGCAATATTTCCGTTTGTAAAATTTGTTGTGTATGATTTATGACTGTCGTGCTTACTTTTAAATTTCGGATATCCCGCATGTTCCTTGAAAAACTTCTGATATGCAGAATCCATGTTGTAAACTGCATTTGTCAATGCAAACTTATCAACTTCCTTCAGCCATTCGTATTCTTTCTTTAATGTTTGATTGACATAGTTGTTACAAGCAACTTTATTCATGGATTCTTTCTGTTTCACATATTTTTCTTTCCTGTATGAAAGAGTATTGTTATATACAAATCTACAACACCCGAACGTCTTTTGTATTTGTTCCTCCTGTTGTCCGTTTGGATAAATACGGTATTTGTAGGCTTTTAGCATTTACTTGTCACCACCCTTCTGGCTATATATTCTATTTTTATTTTATAAATTACACCCTTAACCCATCAGCTAAAGCTAATGGGATTGCGGGCTAAATACTTTTCAACATTCATAAAAGAAAGTAGAAGTTTGTCAAAATGCATGTTATAATAATTTCGTTGTCCAACCAATACCCGGCAACGGGAGGAGGTGTTTGGATGGAAATCGTTTCCTCTTTTTTAGTTACTGTCATGGGCGGTGTGGTTTGCCACCTCATCATCAAATGGCTTGACAGAAAACATACGGACAATTAATAGCCTAGTGGGTGCTTTGCCACTCTAAAAGAAAAGAAGAATCCCCGAACTGTAATTGCAGTACAGTTTGGGGATTCGTTCTTCGTCCAGATGGACTCGTTTCCTCTTTTTGCCTACTGGCATTATAGCATATGCAGTTTTGGATTTCAAGATACTTTTTACCAGTAAAAATAGCTAAAGAAAAGCCTCCAAACTCTAGTAACGTAGAATTTTGGGATTCGTTCTTTGCGATGTGTATTTTACGTTTGTAATATCGCATATAATATCCCAAATCTTACTTTACCAATAAAAAACACTAATGTATAATTAAATCAACAAAAGCGGTAAAATAAATAGTAAAGGAGATGTATCTATGCAAAAGCACATTCATAAAATAACGCTGCTGCTCCTAACCCTATGCCTCGTCATAGCCGGAGCAATTTCCTCGCCCTCACGAGCATCCGCAGCGAAAATCAAGCTCAGTAAAAAGTCTGTTACCATCACAAAAGGCAAATCTGTCACTCTCAAGCTAAAAGGCACGAAGAAAAAACCCAAATGGTCTACAAGCAATAAGAAAGTCGCTACGGTCAGTAAGAAAGGCAAGGTCGTAGGGAAAAAGGCAGGTAATGCCAAGATTACTGCGAAAATAGGGAAGAAGAAGTATGTTTGCAAGGTTAAGGTGACGAAGCCGAAGCCGGTTCCACGGCCAGTGCCGGAACCGACGCCGCAGCCAGACCCGAGTGCTCCGGTTGTTTTGAATGAAACGAATTGCGAGTATGTCGTGGAAAAGGATGGGACTGTTACAGTTAAAGATTTCCCGCAGGATAAAGAATGGACATCTATTATTATTCCGGCTACGTTAGGGGGACGTCCAGTAAAAGTTGTAGACGACATTATACATCATAAGAAATTAGTCGAAGTTGTAATATCTGAAGGGATAACGGAAATAACCGATGAGGCATTTCTCATGTGTCCAAATTTAATTAAAATAACAATTCCTAGTAGTGTGATAAAGATAATGGGTAAAAAACCAGGATATTATACATCACAATATGATGAAAATGGCAATTATATACTTGACGAGTATGGCAGACCGATTCCTTTACCCGCCCCCGTGCCTTATGGCAGTATATTTGTTCCTTCAGACCACCCCAATTTAACTATTTATGGTAAGCCGGGTTCATTTGCCGAAGAATTTGCAAATAAACAAGGAATATCTTTTAAACCATTATAAAAATTATTAGATGGGCTACGCTTCAATGATGTAAGCATAGCCTATCTTTTTAATTATCGCCCTACAGGAATAGAAACAGGTTCAGGTGTAGTAGCTTCTGGGACAACCGTTTTTTCTTTTATCTTTTCAACAAACTCATTCTTTTCTTCAAGAGAAATATCCTCCCATGAATTATGACTTGCGTGACGTGATTTCGGTGTTGAAGGTTCGGAACCATTTAAGCTGTTGATTTTATTTGATAATTCCTGAATTGCTTTAATCAAGTAAGGAATAAATTTATCTGTCTTAATTGAAAGTTTCCCGTTTGATTCATCCTCATGCACTAAATCAGGAAGGACATTTTGTAACTGCTGAGCAATCATAGCGATATCCTCATGATTATCATTTTCAATCCAGTCAAATTGTTTTAATTCAATCTGGTTTAAAGTATCCAATGCATTTACTTCTGTAGTTTCGATGTTTGTTTTGAGTCGGGCATCGGACGGGTTTAAGATATTGAATCCATGCATGTCTATATTCTGATAAAGATGAAGAACTTTTCGTATCTCAGCCTTAGTAGGTGTAAAAATACATACAGGATTACTATTTTTATCCATAAATGCGAAGTTATTACCATCAGCAATCGTAACAGTTGTTCCGCTTTCGTTTGCTCTAGCCTCCACACCGTTACTAAAATGCACTGGGTAATTGTCGCAATACAAATCATCCCCTAAGTGTAACCCTTCGTTTTTACCAGGAACAACCCCATCGCGGTAATACGCAAGTTTGATATTATTTTCTCCAGCTTCATCAATCGCCGCCCAACACATGTAAGAGCCATCTTCCTGCAAAGTAAAGTGCAGCCCCTTCTCGTCAGGGTAGCTTTTTAACCCCGTCGAAACCATGCGCCCGATAGGAACCTGGTCGCTAAAGAAGTCCAATCCTTCCTCAGTCAAAACAACGTCATCTTCCCAGATATGAACATATCCGTTTTCATCGGTGAAGAATTTAGGCACGCCATCATGGCTTATCATTATAACCTCTTTCGGGTTATTGGGGTTTATCGCGACCGTAGTTATCCCGTTGGTGATTTTCAGACCGTCTTCGTCGAACTGCATCGTGTTCGCATTATTATAGATTCCCATATTCTGGCTGAGAATCATCTTCCCTACCACAACCTCGCCGTTTATACCAGGCACTTCTTTCATGGTGTTAGTCTTCGGGTCAAGGTAGATAATCCTGCCTATCGCGGCTTTCGAAGTCTTCCAGTTATCGTCGGTCATTGCAAGAGTGGAGTTAATAATCTTTAACTGCTCGTCAGCATACGAATCCGTGACGGCATCATACTTCCTAAACAGCATCCCGTGCGAATCCCAGGTCTGCGTCTGGTTATCAA